GTGCTCGACTCTTAATCGAGACATCTGGGTGAGAATCCCAGTGAGTCCATTTAATATGCCGCCATAGCTCAGTGATAGAGCAACTGCCTTGTAAGCAGTAGGTCGAGGGTTTGAATCCCTCTGGCTGCTTTTATGGAGTATTAGTCTAGTGGTAGGACTCGTGGTTTGGGACCACGGAGCGGGTGTTCGATTCATCCATACCCCATTTATGCCTCCGTCGCATAATGGTTAGTGCACCGAGCTTGAGACTCGGGAGTTTATCTCATCTCCGTTCAATTCGGAGCGGGGGCGTATGCCACGTTGCCGGAGCGGTTAACGGAGCAGTTTGCTAAACTGTGCCCTTGTGGTTCAGAGGTTCGAATCCTCTACGTGGCGTTAGATGTAGATTATGATGTTGACATAATATCGGAACTTAGTTATGTTAAAATGTCGTTCCTGAAAAAATAATCTATGTCTTTATAATGTTGGTTGTAGCATATTGGTAATGCGTGCGGTTGTGATCTGTGAGAAGAGAGTTCGATTCTCTCCTTCCAATCTTTAAATAAAATATTTAGGAAATATTTAATGGGATGTAGCTCAGTCTGTTCAGAGCGCTGGTCTGATACGCCAGAGGTTCGCAGGTTAGAATCCTGTCATCCCAATTTAATGGCTTGTAGCATAGTGTTTAATGCACCCGTCTTATGAGCGGGAGACCGTGGGTTAAAATCCTACCAAGCCAATATTAAAAAATGAAATGTAAAAAATGTAAAAAAGAACACGATGGAACTTTTGGTTCCGGAAAATTTTGTAGTCGTAGTTGTGCTAATAGTAGAACTAGAAATAAATCATATAAAAATAAAATGAGTAAAATAATGAAAAATGTAAAACCTAAAAAAAGAATTAAAATAAAATTTAGTAAAGAAAGAATAGAAATCCATAAAAAAGGAATACAAAAATATCATAAAAATAAAGAAGAACTAATTAAGAAAACATTATATTTTAATGATTGGCCATCTGAATCAATGAAAATTAGAGAATTCAAAAAAGAAAAAGGAAATAAATGTGAAGTATGTGGATTTGAATATTCAAATAAAGATGGAAAAGGTCCATTTGAAGTTCATCATAAAGACGGAAATAATAAAAATAATAACTATGAAAATCTACAAATGATATGTTTAATTTGTCATTGGAAAACTGATAATTATAGATTTAGAGGAAGAAGCAATAAAAAATTAAAGACCTGTGGTGCACTGGATAGCACATGACTCTTCTAAAGTCGAGAAGTGGGTTCGATTCCCTCCAGGTCTGTTCATGGCTCCGTAGTTCAGTCTGCGCAGAACACTTGCCTTTTAAGCAAGATGTCGGGGGTTCGAATCCCTCCGGGGTCATAAGGTTCCATAGCTCAGCCTGTTCAGAGCATCCGGTTTTTACCCGGAGTGTCGGGGATTAGAATTCCTCTGGGACCATAAGGAACATCAGTATAGTGGGCATTACATCCGACTGAAGCTCGGAAGAGGGAAGTCCGATTCTTCCATGTTCCATAAGTGCCTATAGTTCACTGAATAGAACGCAAGGTTTCGACCCTTGAGAATTTGGTTTAATTCCAAATAGGCATGTAGAGGGCTATAGTACAGCAGGACAAGTACGCTGGGTTTTGGACCCAGAAACCTCCGTTCGAATCGGAGTAGCCCTATACGAGCGATTGGTGTAATGGTTTAGCACGACAGTTTTACATGCTGTAGACATGAGTTTGATTCTCTTATCGCTCATTCAGGGAATATAGTATAATGGCCTAGTCCGTTCGGTTCCAACCCGAGAAGTCTCAGTTCGATTCTGGGTATTCCCATCAATAATTTTAAATAAAATTAATAATTATATATACTTTATTATATATAATTTACTATAAATATGTTTATAAAGAATATAATTATTAATTATATGTAAAGAAAGATACACCCAGCAATCAAAACAATTTATTACTGTAAATAATAACCAAACGTATCTTGACTTACACTATAAAAGAAAATGACATGGACAAACGATTTAATAAAAAAAGAAGTAATTGTTTCAAGCGAAAAGAAATCCCAAGACCAAGGAACTTCTAATAATTCTTTATGGAATGCAATGAAAGACGAAACTAATTATACTAAAACTGAAAATAATGCTGACACATTAAAATCAACTCAATCTAAAGTATTAGATTTATTCTCAATGGGTGGAGCGTTAAGAAAAAGAGATAATGAAGAAGTTAAAAAAATGATTTCATTAGCGCTTGCTGAAGATTTTAATTTAGGTTTAAAATGCTTATTCTATTTAAGAGACGTTAGAGGTGGACAAGGAGAAAGAAAAACATTTAGAACTGGATTAAAAGTTTTATCAGATTATTACCCAACAGAAACAAAAAAGATACTCGAATTAATTCCAGAATATGGAAGATGGGATGATATATTATCTTTAGAAGGAATAGATATTAGAGATTTTTTATTACATAAATTATTAGATGATTGTTCAACAAGCAAGCCGTCGTTATTAGCAAAATGGTTACCGTCTGAAAATACTTCATCTAAAAAAACTAAGATGGTAGCAAGAGCATTAAGAAAATATTTAGGATTTAGTTCTATAAAATATAGAAAAATGTTAAGTTCTGTTAGACATAATTTAAAATTAGTAGAATCTAAAATGTCTCAAAATAAATGGGGATTTATAAATTATTCTTCAGTTCCATCTAAAGCTAATTTAAAATATAAAGATGCTTTTATAAAACATGATACGGAAAGATATGCTAAATTTTTAGAAGCAGTAGATAAAGGAGAAGCAAAAATAAATACTTCTACTATATTTCCTTATGAAATTGTTAAAAAAGCAAGAGAAGACAATAATCAAACATTAGAAGTATTATGGAAAAACTTACCTAATTATGTAAGAGAAGATGATAAAGGTATTGTAGTTGCAGATGTTTCTGGAAGTATGTATGGAATGCCAATGGATGTTTCAGTAAGTTTAGCAATGTATTTTGCAGAAAGAAATGTCGGACCTTTTGCAAATAAGTTTATAACTTTTTCAGGAAACCCATCTTTACAAGATATTACTGGAATTACTTTAAAGCAAAAAATTAACAATTTAGAAAGAGCCCACTGGCAAATGAATACTGATTTACAAGCAGTATTCGATTTAGTATTAAATACTGCTAAACAAAATAATGTACCACAAGAAGATTTACCAAAAACTATTTATATAGTTTCAGATATGGAATTTGATGAAGCTAATGGTGGCGCTGGGGGATTTAGAACTGTAGCTAATCCAAGATTAACTAATTTTGAAGCTATAAAACAAAAATATGCAAGTGCTGGATATGAAATGCCTACATTAGTATTTTGGAATGTAGATTCGAGAAATAATAATGTTCCGGTAAAACAAAATGAAGACGGTGTAATTTTAGTTAGCGGATGTTCTCCTTCTATTTTTAAAATGGTAATGGAAAAAACAACACCATATAAATTTATGTTGAACGCGTTGAACGGTGAACGATATAAGTTGGTAGATGAGAAGTTAAAATGAATAATAAATGTAAATTAAAAGATTTAGTTGATGATTTAGTAGAAGTGTTTGATGTAACTGAAATAACAATGGATAATTCTGGCATAGGAATGGTAATTGTAGATGCTTTAAGAGAAAAAGGAGTTAAAGTAACTGAAAAAAGAAAATGAATAACGAGGTATATAATTTAAGGACACTATAAAGGATATAGTATTAAAAAAAATTAATGATTAAAAAGAAAAAAGAAATTACTTCTGAACAAATAATTAAAAGGGTTCAAAAACTTTTTGATGAATATAATATTTCCGGTGTATTGAAAATACCTAATGTAGATATAATGTCTAATTTTAGAAGTCATGCAGATAAATTAGAAATTATAGAATTTGTAGATATAGAACAAAAAATATCTGTCGAATTACTTAAAAAAGAAATTGAAACTTCTGTAGTTGATGAATTTAATTCTAAAAATAAAATACAGCGTTATATACCGGAGTATGTGAAATGAAAAAGAAAAATAAATTAGAAAGTTATGGAATCAGTCTGGCCGAATATTTAACAATACATTATCCGGAAATACTAGATGAATATTATAAAAAATATAATATTAATGAACTACACATAACAGAATAATACATATGGGAAGAAAAAAAGTTGACAACAAAAACAAGAATGTTTCTATCAGTTTAACTATACATCAAGCAGAGTATGTTAAAAAAAATAAAGATTTTGATTTATCTAAATTTGTACAATTGTGTTTACAAAATCATATAGATTTAGATGATGATATATTACACGCAAAAGTAGAAGGAGGTAAAAAATAAATGGCAAAACGACAATTAAATGAAGATGAAAAAAGAATTATTTCTAAAAGCTTATTAAGTATAAATAAAGAACTAGAATATAAAGAACGAGTTGAATTAGCAAGAAAAAAATTCAATCTAGAGGTTGCTGATTTAGAAGTAGAAAAACAAAAGAATGCAATAAAAGCTGAAATAAAACTTTTAGAAAGAGAAATTGCTGAATATAAAAGAGCAATTGAAGAATTAGAACAACAAATTAAATACGGTGTTGAAATTAAAACAATTTCAAAAGATACTCAGTAGAAAAATATGAAGAAAACATTAAAATGCACATTCTTACGAATAGAAGATAAATATAATTTGAAAGGAGGTAAAAAATAAAATGGGAGAATATAATTTTTTTCGTCCTCTTTCTAATGAAGAACAAGTAGATACGGTTGCAATAGGTTCTACAGATATATTATCTACTTTTTTAAAAAAGTTAGCTGATGTACAAACAGAATTTAATAAAAAACTAAGACCGTTTGATGCATACGGTGCAAAGATTGATTTTGAGCACAAAGTTAGAAATAAGATAAATGATATATCAACAAATTTAGATAGAGAAGGTATTAGTAGAACAATTGATTTTGGCGACTTAGAGGCATACGGAAATACAGATAGATTCGAATTCATAGAAAGAGCTGAACAACAAGTTACAAAATTAGTAGCAGGAACTATAAATAATGTTTCTATTGGATATAGATATAAGTTTAAATGTATAGCAAAAGGAAACAGAATATCTATTTATGTTGAAAATAGTAAAATAGATGAATTCGAAAAATGGTTAAACGAAGAATTTTTGAAGGATGATAAGCTTGTTAAAAAAGCACCTACACCGGATGAACCAATGTCGTTAGATGACGTGGAACAAAAAGGTTCAGCAAAGTCTGAAGTGGTAAAGGAAACTAAAAAAACAAATACAAAAAAAGTTAAGTAAGTAATTAATTTAACTTAGTATTATTTTATTTTATTATTATATTATAAAATGGGGACAGAAAAAATAGAAGAAACAATAGAAGACGAAATTATATTAAAGAAAGGAGACGATGAAGTAGTTCTAACTGAAACAAGAATACGAAATCTAACATCTAAGTTTATAGAGTTGTGTGCAGGCCAAGCAGACGACTATCAAGATTTTGGTATGAATACTAAAGTCGTAGAACTATTAATTGATATTAAGAAAGCTTACTATCCGGCCACACAGCGAAATATAAATCTTAATGTTAAAGACTTTGATGAAAAATTACAAAAATGGAAAGCTGCTAGAGATGAGATGAAGCTAGCGCAAAGCGAAGGATTAACGGTAATGGAGGTAAAATAACATAAAATGACGAGCGGTGTATATGAAAGAACTGAAGAGAACAAAACAAACATTAGTAAAGGAAGAAAAAAAATATTTAAACGCGGTTATATAAATCCGTTTAAAAATAAATCACATTCTGCCGAGTCAAAAAACAGAATGAGTAAAAGTAGAAAAAAACTATTTGAGTGTGGATATATACATCCAATGAAAGGTAAACATATTTCTGAATCTCATAAAAAAAGTGTAAGTAAAAAACAAAAAGAAAACCCTTCTAGATATTGGAAAAACAAAAAAAGAAAACCATTTTCTGATGAATGGAAAAAAAATATCAGTAAAATCAGAAAAGGAAAAACTTATATGGAAATATATGGAGAAAAGCGAACAAAAGAAATTAAAGAACTTAAAAGAAATATCAGACTAAAACAAATTAAAGAAAATAATAGTAGTTTACAAATAGGTAAACACGAACAACAAATTTTAGATGAACTAGAACTATCTAATAATATAAAAATAATTAGACAATATACGACGTGTGGTTATATCGTTGATGGATATATTGACGAATTAAACTTATGTATTGAAGTCGATGAGAATTTTCATAAATATCAACAAGAAAAAGATAAAATCAGAGAAAATAATATTAAAGAAGAGTTAAAATGTAAATTTTTGAGAATAAAAGACACATATGATTTCTAATAAATTACCGTCAATAACATTAGAACAGTTAAAAAGCGACGGAGAACTTTTAAATGATTTTGTATCATTTTTTTTCGGATTTGATTTATACAAATATCAAACTAGATTCTTGCTTGCATGTTTAAACCACACAAGAATAGCTGGGCTTTGGTGTAGACAGTCGGGTAAGAGTCAAACGGTTGCAATTTTTTGTGTATTGGTTGCTATGTTTGATAAAAAGGATATTATTATTGCAGCGCCAACTGACACACAGGCGAGATTAATATATGCAAAAGTAACGGAACTTATAGAACAAAACACAGATTTAAAAGTTTTAGTAGTTAGTTCAATTCAAGAAGAAACTAAATTTAAAACTGGAAGCACTGTTAAAATGATTACTGTTGGACCTTTTGGAACAACTAAAAGAGGACACACTTGTGATATTTTAATCGAAGAAGAATCGCAAGACATAAAAGATGAAATTCATAATAGTGTTTTAATGCCGTTCTTAGCTTCAAAAAAATCAGAAGGAAAGGTTATTAAAATTGGAACGGCAAAAAAGAGAGGACACTTTTGTGTTAGTTGTTTTGAGGATAAAAACTTTGAGTTGTTTAAAGTTAAATGGGAAGAAGTTGTTGAGGCTGGACAATATTCTATTGATTTTATTGAAGAACAGCGACTTACATTAACTGATTTTGAGTTTGATGCTGAGTATTGTTCGAAATTCATTGATGATGTAAATGCATACTTTCCAATTGATTTAATTGAATCTTGTATGCTCGAGTACAACTGCATTAGAATATTATAAAATGAAACACGAAAAAATAATACCAAAAAAAGTACCGAATGGTGAAATCAATCCTAAAGCTAAATTTATTTTAGGGATAGACCCTGCAAGACAGGGCAAGGATGAAACTGCATTTGTAGTATTAGAACAACCAGCATTCGATGATAATATTTTTGTAGTTTATGTTGAAGCGATACACACTCCCGATTTAAAACAAGTAATTAGTAAGGCAATATATTTAGATAAGTTTTTCAATTTCAAAAAAATAATTATAGATGAAACAGGATTGGGTTCTGGAGTTACTGATATTCTAAAAGGTAGATTAAAAGGAAGAGTAGATGGTATTTGGTATACACAAAAAAAGAAAGCGTCAATGTTTCAGAACCTGCGAATTCTAATGGCCAGACCGAATGCTAAATTATATTTTCCAGACCATGAAAAAAATAAAGACCCGGTGATTAAAAAAATGTATTTTCAGTTTTTAACTATAATGGCTGAGTATGATGATAACACCGGAACACGAACTCCAAAAATATATCATGAGAAGGGAAAACATGACGATATTATAAATGCGCTGTGCCTGGCTGCTACAGCATTTAACGTTTCCGGTAACAGAAACAAAACACCGAGAATTGGGTGTTTTAATTATACATAAATTAATTTATAATATATTATATATAATTCTCTATAAATATATTTATAAATGTCATTTGATTAATATCATCATAAAATGGATAAAATAATGAAAGAAATAAAATCACTAGTAAATAAAGAAGAGTGGAAGGAAATAAATACACCTTTTATTAGAGATAAATCAACAGGAGAAAAATGGTTTGAAAAAGGATATCAATCAGACGAACATATTATTATTAAAAGCGGATTTATTGCAGGTCCGCAAAGAGCAATAAGTTTTAATACTAAAACAAAAGAAATTGAATGTATTACATAAGATTAATCAGGATAATATATTCAGATAACCTTCTATATATTTTAACTACATATTGGGAACATCTATTTATAAAATAATGATAAAAAATAAATGTAAAAGATGTGGTAAAATTTTTGAAGTTTATCCATCCCAACGAAAAAAATATTGTTCAAGAGAATGTTTTTCTAAAAAATTTCAAGTTAAATGTATTATTTGTGGTAAAATAAGAGAATTTAGTTTTATTAAATCTAAGAAAAGAAAATGTTGTTCTAGAAAATGTGCAAATAAATTAAATTCTATAAGAATGATGGGTGAAAACCATCCAAGATATAGAGAAAGAGTTAAATTAAAATGTATTATATGCGGTGATAACTTTGAAGTTATACAATCTCAAAAAAATCAAAAATGTTGTTCGAGAAAATGTTCAAGTAAATTACAAGGTGAAAATAGAAAAAAAGAAAAAATTAAACTTGAATGTGTTATTTGCGGCAAGACATTTAAAGTTAATCTGGCAGTTTCTAAGTATAAAAAATATTGTTCTAGAAAATGTGTAGAAATATTTCAATCTATCAATAGGAAAGGAAAATCATATGAAGAAATGTATGGAAAAGAAAAAACTAAAGAAATAAAAATGAAACAAAGGATAAGTGCAATAAATTATATTAATAATCACAGTAAAGGAATACAGCCACATTTAGGAAGAAACGAAAAGGACTTTCTTGACGAAGTAGAACTATCCAATAATATAAAATTAGTCAGACAATATGAGGTATTAGGTTACTTCGTTGATGGTTATTGTGAAGAATTGAATATAGTAGTAGAAATAGATGAAAGACCTAAAACCCATGAAAGAGATATCGAACGAGAAAATAATATTATAAAAGAATTAAATTGTAAATTTCTAAGAATAAGAGACGACTTCTAAACTATATAGATTTTATTTAAACCTTTATAAATAAAAAGTCATATAAATACATACAATGAATACTAATTTTCCTCTATATAATGACAAAAGAAGTAAAACCAACTCAAGAAGTTATTCAGAGTAAACATTTCATATACAATCCAGTAGAGAATTCTAATATATTGGAAACAAATAATTCTTATTTTAAAGAACAAATTAAGTCTTTATATACTAAAACCGAAACTGAAGACGGAATAGATAAAAAAAAGAAAGAAGAGGTAGGAGAAGAACATCCTTTTGATTATGCCACAATAGAACAATTATCAAAACGATTTGCGATTATTTCATCTGTAGCAGATAAAATTTGTGATTATGCTTTAGGTGATGGATATAATATTTATTCTGAAAATAAAAAAATAGTAGAAGCTCTAACTTTATGGCGAAAAAATTCTAAGATAGATTTTTTTATTAGACCGTGGTTTAATGAAGGACTTTTAAAAGGAACTTCTTTCTTGGAAATAGCAGATTTTAAGTTAAATAATACCGGTGTTATTATTAAAAATCCATCTGCAAATACTATTTATGTTAAAAAAGATGATGTGGGAAATATAATCGGATACACACAATACATAGATAGAGGACTAAGTAAAAGTAATGAAGAAGAAGTAGTACCTTTAGATACAGATTCAATGGTTCAATTGAACATTAATAATATTTCTAATAATACTTATGGAATGGGAATTGTATATTCTGCTTTACCAATAGTAGAAAATTTCTTAAATGCTCAAAAATCAATGCATAAGTTGTTAAAGAGAAAAGCAAATTCTCCTATTCATGTTAAAATTGGTAATGCTGAAAAAGACGACTATCCAGAACAATCAGAAATTAATACTGTAGGAAAATCAATGCAATTTATGAATGATTCTACCGAATATGTTACTGGTCCGAATGTAGAGATGGAAGTATTAGATTTTGGTGATGTGGGTGATAAGTTTATTAGCGTAATAGATAACGATTTAAAATTATTATCATATTCATTTCAAGTTCCTGAAATAATTTTAGGAGCAACTTCTGGATTTGTGGGTTCAGCTGAAGTACAAGAAAAAGCATTTGAAAGAAATATAAAATCATATCAAGAACAAATGGGTTATATAATGAAGAGAGAAATTTTTGATAAAGTTTTATTAGAAGCTGGTATTACTGATTTAGATTATGAGATACTTTGGAATTCAAAAACTAATCAAGAAAAAAATGATGAAATAAAAATAATTAAAGATTTATTGGGTTCTAGTATAATATTAAGTTCTGGAATGAGAAAAAGTTTAGAAAGACAATTAGCAGCAATATATGATTTTAATTACGACGACATAGAAAAAGAAACAGAAGAAGAAGATGAAAAGATAAAAAAGGAAGAAGAAGAAGAAAGAGAAAGAGAACAGGAAAGAGAAAAAGAATTACAACCAAAACCAAAGGATGAAGAACCAATAAAACCAATTGATAAAAAACAAGTAAGCAAAAAACCAATAGATAAAAAAGCATTAGGTAAAGAGGATGAAAATATTAAAAAATTTATAGATAAAAAACTATCACCACAAGAATTAGAATTAGAATTAGAATTAAAATTAAATAAGAAACCTAAAGAAAAATGATGCAAAGACCAAAATGTTTTATAGAAGGATGTAATAAAGGAGCAATGTTAATGTTATGCGGACAATATATTTGTGGCGATTGTTACATGGAAATGTATGAAATAGAAAGATTAGAAAAAATTAAAAATATGCAAGCATTATTGAAGAAATAATATGAGTAACGCAATATATATCCCGGGAACTGACCGTATTATTTTTGTTAATCCTCACCAAGGTGACCTAGTAGTTGACTTATCTAATTATCCAGAAATTGATGACACGCAAAGAAATGAGGATGTAGTTGTAGTTGGTGATTGGGAAGACTATTCTGGAAGCGGAACTATTGGAGGACAGCAAGCTATGTTGCAAGGTATCCAAGATATAGATGAATCTTCTGTAATGGCACAGTTGTGGGGAACAGAAATAGCAAGAACAGATAGAGGAGCAAAAGCTGCTACTCATAGGCAACGACCTAGATTGGTATATATTGAAAATAGCGGAGAAGAAGGAAATGAATGTTGAAGAACTATATTTAGAAACTACTACTTTAGATGAAGGACACGTCCATACTTTTCACATTGAAGATGGAAACGGCGAAACATTAAAAACATTATCTTTAGAAGGTAGAACAAAAAACCACATTCATAAAATAGAAAATTATATTATATCGGAAAACGAAGCTCATATACATACTATTAAACCTGAAGTTATGGAAGAAGAAAAAAAAGAGGAACCTGTAGAAGAAATAGAAGAAGGTGTTAAAGAAATATTTATAATTCTAAATACTGGCGAAGATGCTGTTGCAGAATATATTACTGAAAATATAAATGGTAAATTAGGAAGTATTATAATAGATTCGAGTTCTCAGATAAATCTTAAAATAACATTAGCTAAATACGATGGTGTTGTATTGTATGAACGACAAGGATATTTCGGACAAAAATATTTATCTCTTCGAAATGATTCTACCTTTTCTAATAATGAAAAAGCTCAAAGTAATGGTTCTGATTGGATATTAAATGATAAATTAAAAATAAATATTGAAGGACCAATAAATACTTCCACGAGTTTTTCAATTAGGTATAGTTAAAATGCCAGATAGTATAATAGACGGAACAGGAAGCGGTTATACGGTTGCAGTAACAGATGACAATCGTATGAAAGTATCTTCTGTATCCGAAGAAGTAATACAAACAAAAAGTGCTTATGAAGGAACTGTTGCGATGAAATTTAAATCACAACTAGAAGAGATAATAAGAGAACTTAAAAAAATTAATATTCAATTGTCATTTATGACAGACGAAGAATTAAATAATGGGAGGTTAAAATAAATGTTTATAGAAGACGGAAAAGGGAGTGGATATTTAACAGGTGTTACGAGTGAAAATAAATTAAGAACCTATGCTACTATTGAAGATGAAGTGTCTTATGAAAGTGAAACTAATCAACAAGCTTATACTTGGACAAATGTAACATATAATTATAGTGCAAACGATACAATTCTTTTAGTTAAAAATACAAATAATACAGAAAATTTAATTATTGATTTAATTGTAATTTCTGGAGATACTAGCACAACTATTACAATACACAGTCCAAATTGTGGAACACCGACTGGAACAACAGTTACTGGAACTAATTTAAATAGAACAAGCAGTTTAACAGCAGATGCAATAGCAAAAAGCAATGAAGCAACAAATACTCAAGATAATATTATTGCTATAGCAAAAATTAATGGAAGTAATGCAGCAATATTACCAGTTCAAGGAGCAATCGTATTAGGATTAAATGATTGTATAGCAGTTGATTTTACAACAGATGGTGGAGCTGCTAATGTAACAATTCGTGGTTATTATCATACAAAACAATAAAATGGTATATATAGAAGACGGACAAGGAACTGGAAAAAAAGCAGGAATTAATGAAGAAAATAGATTATTAGCGAATTGTGTTACTGAAAGTGTTGAACATCATGCAAATATACATGAAAAAGAAGCATATAATTATATGATGAATGAAATACCAGCAACAAGTGGTGCTACAATTATTTATATAAAAAATACAAATGAAACAGATTTAATTTTAGAAGGTATTCAAATTATGAATCAAGAAACTCAGTTTTATGAAGCGAGTTTAGGAGACACAGGAACACCAGCTGGAACAATAAATGTAATACCAGCAAATATGAATGCAGGAGCAGGACAAGAAGCTGATGGATTATTTTATACTGGTAGTAATATAACTGGATTAACGCAAGGAATAGTTATTCAACAAATTTGGCAAATTGGCGGAAGTGGAACACAAACAAATAATTTTGAAATGGATGTAATAATTCCAAAAAATCAAACATATGTTATTCGAACAGGTATAACTGGAAGCAAGACGAGTATTACAATTCCAATGTATTTTCATAATTAAATTAATAAATGGCAGTTAAAAGTTTAATAACTGACCCTGCTACTGAAAAACAAGCCAATGTAGTAGATGTGAATGGTTATCATGGTTTAGTAGTTGGAACTCATCCATTAAAAGAATATATAAATAAAGCATTATTTTTTACAGATGATACTGGTAACATTAATATGAATATAAATAGAGGTGTTTTGACTGGTTCTATCTTGATGTACGAAGAAGATGTTGAATGGGATACAACAGTAGTTGCAGGACCTACTACAAATTTTGATTTCCTTAGTACAGACCAAAACCATACTTCAACAGGAAGTGTTTGCATAGATTGTACCTCTTCGAGACAGGGAAATGTATTTGAATTAGGAAGTAATTTTGATTGTACAGACCATACTAGTTTTTCTGGTTGGGCTTATGTTACGGGATGGGCTAATAGTGACCCGTTTAATATATACGCTTGGGAAAATACAACTCCTGGAGTAGAAGGAAACGTAGTTGATTTAATAAATTATATAAATACAGGAGTCCAAAATGTTTGGCAAAAATTTACAATACCTTTTACAGATATGGGATTATCTACTCAACAAATAAATGGCGTAAGATTTGAACAAACTCATAGAGATAATAATTTATATTTAGATGATATTCATGTAAATGTTTCCGGAGCAAATGCCACACCTGTATCATATTCAATTAATGCTCCTGCTGGAAAAACATATCTTGTAAATAAAATAAGAATAACATTAGCAGACGATATAAATAATACATTAGCTAATTCAAATACACATAATATAGATTATAGAACATGGTTAGGTGCTGGAAGTTTAATAAACGGAATTGCTTTTCAAAGATTTGATGATGGTGTTTCAGAAGCAACTGCAACATTTAAAGGAATTGGAGAAATTTTAGTGCAACCAACTGCTCAATTATCAAATATAATAAGTACTGGTTCGAATGTTTTTTTAAACTTAACTTTCAACTATACTGAACCAATTATTTTAAAAGGTTCTCAAGATGATAAAATTAGTTTTACAATTCAAGATGATTTATCTAGTTTATCAGTATTAAAAGCTACTGCATTAGGAAGAGAAGAACTATTGAATGGTGAAAATTATTAAACTAATATAATTCTATTTTCTTAAATCTATATAGTAACAATTTAAACCTTTATAAATAAAAAAAGATATCAGTTTATATTATAAAATGCCAGCAGATTTTGATAAACTAAGATTAGCAATAAAAGGACAATTAAAAAAAGATAATCCTAAATTATCTGAAGATGATTTAGATTCTCGTTCTTTTGCAATAGCAACTTCTCAATGGAAAAAAACACATGGTGGAAAAGCTCCTTCTATAGAAATAGTAAATAGAGAAGAAAAGTTTGATATTGAAGGACGGCTGATAGTTGGAGAGAATGTTAAGATGTTTATTGATTCTACTATAAGTGCTATAACAGAATAATGAAAGACGGAAGAATATTTATACAAGGTGTTGCAGTAAAAGAAGGGATTTCTAAAAACAATAGAAAATATATAGCTAAAGAATTAAATAAATTTGCAGCTACTTTAATTGGAAGACCAATTTTAAAAGACCACGAATCAATGACAGATAATATAATTGGTAAAGTTACTGAAGCTGAATCTGTAGAAAAAGGTAAATACGTTACATATAAGGGTTGGGTAAAGGGTTCTGATGTTATTGAAAAATTAAAAGATGGTAGAATTTCAGAAGTAAGCATTGGCGCTATGTCTAAACGGATAGTTAAAGAAGATAAAGATGACGATTTTATTATACCTGTTGATATGACAGCATTAGAATTATCAACTACTCCGACACCAGGAGTCGACGGAACTTCAATGATAATTTCAAACGGACAAGAAGAAAAATATTCTGAAGAACAATTAAAAGAAATGATTACAAGACATATTATAGAACAAGAAGACGACGAAGATGAAGAAAATAATGAAGAAGAAATTTCTAAAAACAATTCGCAATCATTATCGCTAGACGATAATATAAATAAAATTAGAAAGGAGGAAAACATGAAAACGGAAGACAACGCTATCTCTACTAAAGAAAATGTTGAATTATTAGCTATGACTGAAGAATTAAATTCTATCAAAGTTAAGCTTAAAGAAGCAGAAGATGCTAAAGATGAAGCTGAAAAAAATAAAAAAGAAGCTGAAGACGAAGCAGAAGAAGCAAAAGAATCTTTAAGAATAGATGCAATTTCGAAGTACGAAGAAAAAGCTAAATCTAAAGGCGCAAAAGTTTTAAATCTGTCTAAGTCAAACATGGAAGCAGTTAAATTTGCTATTGAAATGGTTGACAGTATGCCAGAACCAAAAGCTGAAGAAGAACCAAAAGTTGAAGAACCAGAAGTTGAAGAACCTAAAGTTGAAGAACCAAAAGTTGAAGAACCAGCTAAAGAAGAAGACAATAAGCCAGAAGAAAAAGCTAAACTTCGAACTAAAGAGGTGAATAGTAGTGTTCCATCTGTAGCTGAATCTTTAAAGGGTTACACAGTAACTCAAGAAGATTGCAGCAAAGGATTTGCTTTTTATAGAAATTATTAAAAATGACAGTTAACCCATTAGGTTTTGTTCAAGTTAGTGATTTTGGAAACCCAAAAGTAGTTACAGGAGGAGCGAGAGAAGTTATTTCTGGAGGTCAATTTGTTAGCGCATCAGGTGCTACAGGAGTTGTATCATCAGGAGCAAGCTCATTCTTAGAAACTGACATCACATTTTATGTAAGTGATGATGCTGAAAGTTTTGTAGGAATTGCACTTCAAAACACTGCTTCAGGTGCTAAAGTTGCTATTGCAATGGACGGTGCTATGATTGTACCATGTACAGGGTCTGTTTTTGCAGGAAGAATCGTTAAATCAGTTGCATCAGAAGATGCAGTAGCTAATTTAGGTTCTCAAATTGTTCCAGCTGATGCTGAAGATGCATCAATTGCAGGAAACATTGCAGGAAGAGCTCTAACAGCAGGTGCAAGTGGTGGTTTCGCGGTGGTTAGTTTTGGAATTTAAGATGACAGAAATGAAACATATTACAGAATTACTTAACACTGGGACTGCAACAGAAGGTTCACTTTTGATTGTAAAGAAAATTCACGACAAATTAGTAGAAGAAGTTGATAAGAGACTAATTCCAAGAGACCAAGCAGCTTTAATTATTGGACCATCAGGTATACCTGGGTCTAGTGTTGATGTTGACAGAGAAGACCCTAATTCATTAGCAATTAGAGAAATCGCTGAAGGTGCAGACATTTATATCGATAACCAAACATACGACAGTGTTAATATCAAACCGCTTAAATACGGTGTAGGTATTAGAATCACTAGAGAAATGATGGAAGATGGTAAATGGAATTTACTTGCTAGAAATATTACAACAGCAGGTAAAAGATTTGCAGAAAACGAAACAAGCTTAATTATAACGCAACTTGACTCAGCAGGAACAACTAACTCAGGAGGTTCGGCACTAACAGTAGCAGACATCACAACAATGATGTATGATGTTGAAAACAGTGACTATATACCTTCAACGATGTTAATTGGTACAGAAGTATTAAATGATTTAAGAAACATTGATACATTTGTTGAAGCTGATAAACTTGGAAGTCGAGAAATGCTAGAAACAGGTTTTGTTGGAAGAATATACGGTATGAACTGTATGAGATTCTCAACAAATGCAGCTCCATCATCTACTTATGCTAAATATGCATATGTATTCGATAAGAGTGAAGCATACTACATTGTAGAAAAAAGACCAATTACTGTTGAAAGATTTGAATTACATTCAAATGATATGTCAGCAGCTAGTATAACTCAAAGAATCGCGGTTAAGCTAATTAGAGCTAACGCAGTTTCTAAAACAACTACAAATTAATTACGTGAGTAATTTTTCGCACTAGTATTAGGAGGGGTGTTTGATATACGCCCCATTATTATTTTTATTATTTTTAAAATTATATCTAAAAAGAAATTAAGTCAATGACTTAATTCAATTGAATTAATTAAATAAAACAAAAGGAGATAAATTTATGGCAACAATGGTTGACGGTTTAGGAAGAGAAGAAGTTAGTCCTAGTGGATTAACTGTAAGTGGAACAGCATTAGCACAAAGTATGTATATGCTTGGAAGCTTAACTACAATAAACCAAATTAGCGGAGCAAATATTTATTCAACTGGAGCTCTAAAAGGTGAAAACGTTTACGGTGATACTGTTGTTAGTGGTGCTACTGTAAAAGGTACAACTGTTAATAATACAGATGGTGAATTACAATCTGTAGCAGTAGGAAGTCCGAGTTCGGTTTTCGGAGCATATATCCAAGCTGGTAGTGGAACATTAGATTCAGACTCAGGTCTGTGGTTAACATTCCCAACAGCATTCACAGGACAACCAACAGTAGTGGTATCTAATATAACATCTATTAGTAGTGTTGTTAGTGTAGGAAGTGTTAGTACAGGTAGTTGTATGGCGTTCGGTGAAACAGCAGCAGATGAATTCAGTTGGATTGCAGTTGGATTATAATTATTTTTTTATTTTTAATTAACGCGCAAGTCGCAAGTCGAAAGACGATAAGAATAGAAGGAGGTAAAATAAATGGTTAGAGACAATAGAATAAAAACATATAGATTCCCAGTAGGAAGTTTAGTAGCTAGTGCTGGAGGTATAATAGATATACACACGCACACACCTTTAAATGGATTATTACAAGCTGTAGAATATACAGGCGGTAATTATGGAGGTACTGGAAGCTTACAAATACTTTTATCAGGAACTAATACACAATTATTAGTTATAAAAAGTGGAACTGCTTTTGGTAATGATATAGCTACTGGTGATGCAATTTATCCAAGAGCAATAACTCGAGGAACAGATGGTTCATCTCAATCTGGATTAAATTATGCAGAGATGCCGCTTAATACGGTTATTAGAATAATTGGAAGCGGATTAGGTAATCAAAAATCTGGAACAGGTTTCAGTATAGGATATATTTAAAATGAGGTTTATAAATTAAATGGTAATATTTAATACGGGGTCGATAGCAACGCATGTCGGAAATGTAATAGGTTGGGATAATCTTAGCGCTATAAGTGGAACTACATTAATAGCCATGGCTTCTCAAGAAGTAAATTTCGTAGAAACTTATACATCTACAGCTATTTCTGATGATTATATAATAGAAAAATATCAAAGTCCGGTTATAGATTTGACAATGTCGAAAGCATTTATTTCAATAGATGCTCAAGGTGGTGGAATCAGTGATATTAAATTAGGTGATTTATGGGTAAAGGGTGGAAACAGTTCTAATGCTAAATTAGCGACCCAACTTCGCGCGGATGCTCTTTTACGTTTACGCGAATTACAGCGAGCAGTTAGTTTTAAAAGGGTGATAGGTTGTTAAAATGACAATAGCTACAAAAGTAAATGATGCAGTTGCTTCTATAATAAACGACGGTGGTATAAGTACCACTATTAATATTATTTCTTATACATTTATAGAAAGCGATTATGACGATGTACCAGAACAAACACAAACCGGAAGTACCGTTGTTAGTGGATTAGTGTTTCCAATTAATCTTATACAAGGTAGTTCAGAAGCATTTCTTGTAGAACAAGGAAAATTATTAACAGAAGATAAAATGATATATACAGGTTCGGTTTGTGTATCTGGGAATATTTTAGTTGAATTAAAATCGGGCGAGTATTATTCTATTAGACCTAGCGGTATACAAACATGGGAAATTAGTGGTAGCATTGCGTATCAAAAAATGTATCTAACAAGAAACTTAGATGGAAGTAGATTTTAAAAATGATTAAAAAATTAAAAAGAGGTAATATTTAAATGAAAGATAGTATAGGAATAAAAGGTAAGTTACATATTGTTTTAAAAGACGAAGATGGAAATATAAAACAAGATAAAGTTTTACACAATACGATTACTAACGGCATGGATGAACATATCGCAGACCAAATGAGCGACCAAACTGAAGCTCAAATTAGTTATATGTGTATTGGTTCCGGAACGGGCCAAAGCGCAGCATCAACAGATTTGTCTAATTTTATAAGTATAATGGCATTATCTGGAACTAGTCCAGTTCAAGGAACTGGTGGAGACGATAATGATGTTATTTATTCAGCATATTGGGCAGCAGCTGCAGGAACTGGAAGTATAAGAGAAGCTGGTATATTTATAGGTTCAGCAACTTCAAGAGCGGATATGATGACATACAATGACGCGTTGACTGTTAATAAAGGAGTAAACGATACCTTAAAAATTGATTGGACTGTAACATATGGTGCAAGTTAATTGTTTTTATTATATATTTTACTTTAAATAGAACATATTATAAATGGCGGATAAAAAAATTACTGCTTTACCAGAACTTACCTCACCAGCAGATGCTGATTTATTAGTAATTGTTGACGATGTAGCTGGTGTTGCAACAACTAAGAAGGTAACTATGGCGAACATAGGTTCGTTAATAGACCACGCAGCAATACAAAATATTGGAACTAATACGCATAGTGTTATTGATACGCATATAGATGGTGATGGTAGTGACCACGCTGACGTAGCTTCAAACACAGGAAGCTTAGCAGATAATTTAAATTTAATAACAAATAATACAGGTAGTATAGTATCTAATTTAGGTATTATAACAACTGTTTCTGGAGCAGGTTATACTAATACTCAAGATATATTAGCCGTTTCTGGAGCTGGTGTTACAAATACTGCAGATATATTAACCGTATCTGGTGCAGGTGTTGCTGTTTCCGGAGCTATTGTTCCATTAACTGATAACTCTATCTGCGACACTTTACATCGCCATTCGGAATTAGTAGCAAGTGATGGAAGTCCAGACCCAGCTTTGAGCGTTGATGCTACTGGACAAGTAGGAATTGGAACGAGTAGTCCTTTACAAAAATTACATGTTGTTGGTGGGGAAGGAACACAACCTTCGATGTCAAATTCAAATATTTTAGTTATTCAGAATAATGATGATACAACAGATTCAAATTATTTGAGTATGATTGCAGGAAATACAGGAGATAATATAATTGAATTTGGAGATGAACAAGATAGAAATGCAGGAGTAATAAGGTATGATAATGATGGAGATATAATGTATTTTAAAACGAATGCAAATAATAGGATGGTAATTGATTCTGATGGGAATGTAGGGATTGGAACGATTAGTCCAGATAGTGATTTACATATACAGAGGGATAGTGCAGGTACAATATCAGCGGGAATTAATTCAGTTCTTTCCTTAGAGCGTAGTACAAGTATGTATCAGGAATTTCTTAGTCCTAATACAGCTTTTGCAGGTTTTGCTTGGAGTGACCCAGAACAATTTGGAGACGCTGCGATAACTTATAGTCATGTTTCTGGAGATATGTCTTTTAAAGCAAGAAACACAGGAATAATGACTTTAGATGGAGATAATGGAAGAGTGGGGATTGGGACGAGTAGTCCAGATAATAAATTAGAAATTGTTTTAAATAATGTTGATGATGGTTTGGCGATTATTGAATATGGAGATAGTACAGCAGGATTAATTAATATAAAAAGAGCACAAGGAACATTTGGAACTCCAACAGCAGTTGTGGATAATAAACAAATTGGAGCTTTCAATTTTAGAGGATATGATGGAGATAGTTTTGAAAATTCAGCAAGAATTATAGCTAATGTGGATGGAGTTGTTAGTGATGGAGTTGTTCCGGGAGAATTAAGATTTTATACAACTGATTCATCTGGAAGTAGTGTTGAAAAAATGATAATTAGGGCTAATGGTAATGTGGGGATTGGGACGAGTAGTCCTGATACAAGTTTACATATTAGCACAACAGATACAGCAATAACTAATTTTTTAACACTTGCAGGAGATAGGAATGCAGGTGACACAGAAGTGGGTATTTTATTTAGAGATAGAAATGTTGTTACTGCTGGTGGTGGAAATGCATCGAGAATTTATGCTGATAGACAGGCTGGTTCTGATGATTTTGATTTAGTTTTTGAAACTGCTACAAATCATGTTTTAGCAGAAGGTATGAGAATAGACCAATCTGGAAATGTGGGGATTGGGACTAGTAGTCCAGCGTCAAAGTTACACATAAGAAGAGTTGATGGCAATGATGTAGCACCTTACATAATAATAGATGTCTTCAATTCGGGAGGTGATGAAGAGGGCGGAGGAATTAAGTTTGCTAATAGTCAATATGTATCGGATGAAGTTAATGCTGCTATTCGTATGGATACAGGAGATACTAGAAGAGATGGTGATTTATTGTTTTTAACTGGGCAAAGTGGGTCTATTTCAGAAAGAATGCGAATTAATCACGATGGAAATGTGGGGATTGGGACGACGAGTCCACAAGCACAAACACATATACAAGGAGTGGCAGTAACAGATGGAATTTCTCCTAATACTGCTTATGATGAATTAGTTTTAGAGAATAATGGACATGCAGGAATGACAATTTATTCAGGTGCTACTTCTAATGCAGGTATCAGATTTGGGACACATGATAAGAATACTCAAGGAGGATTTAGTTATTTTATGTCTGATGATACTTTAAATTTTTATACCGTTAATACAAAACAGATGACTATTGATGAAGATGGAAATGTGGGGATTGGGACGGATAGTCCGACTTATAGATTTGATGTAGAGGGAGAGGGTGGAGTAACTGACACATGGTTAGCACATGTTAACAACGCAGCAACAGGTCACGGAATACTGGTAGATGCAGGAGATTCATCATCACAATTTGCAGCACAATTTAGGACAGCAGGGGGTGCGGCTCCTTTAATGGCTATTAGGTCAGATGGGAATGTAGGGATTGGGACGAGTAGTCCAAATTATCTTTCAGGTAATGGAAAATATTTGTCGATATTTGAAAGTTCTACTGGTGCATATGTGCAACTCATATCTTCAAGGTCAGATGGAGATAATGCTTTACTTGGAGGTATTCACGCAATACAAACAAGAGGAGATGATGGTTACGAAAATGTTGCAGATATTAATTTTAGAAGTCAGGGTTCAACTGCAAAAAAAAGAGGAGGGGAAATTCAGTTTTTAACACAAGCAGATAACGATGCTGATAATTTACAGATTAGAATGAATATTCAAGAAGATGGGAATGTAGGGATTGGGACGGATAGTCCACAAAATGATTTACATATTGCTGGAACAAGTGGAGAGGGCAGAATAAGATTTGAAGACCCAAATACACCAAGAAATAATTTTATCGGTATGACTTCTTATGATAATCTTATATTGGGTGCTGATGAGGGAGATGTCGGTGGTAGTAGTTATATGGGGTTTAGAGTTGATGGTTCTGAAGCAATAAGGATTATCGCTGGCGGGAATGTAGGAATTGGAGAAACAGCCCCAGACAGCCCTTTAGAAGTTGCGGGAGACATTCATATATCCGATAGCGGAGATTTAATAATCGGAAGCACAACACTAACAGAAGCCAACCTTATCGCACTTCTGGCTTTATTATAACTATATAGTAGTTACGATATATTAAATTAGGAGGTATAAAAATGATAGAAAATAAAGAAAATAAAGAAAATAAAGAAAAAGAAGTATCTGTAACAGATTTAAAAGCAATGATTTATGATATATTATTGGAAAAACAAATATTAAATGAAAATCAAATGAAAATAGAACAGATGATTATTAAAAAACAAAATAAACAATAAAAAACAAATAAAAATAAATGAAAACACTAAACAATAATTCAACTTTTGTTTTCAATTGATATGGCGGATTTTATATTAATTGAAGACGGTGAATATATTCTTCAAGAAAGTGGAGATAAATTAATGTTAGAACTTCAAAAATATGTTAAAGCATTATTGGATAATTTAATACTTAATGATAATTTTACAAAAGTGTCTAATATAAATAGACCATTAAATGAATCTTTATCATTAGTAGATAGTTTAATAAGATACGTAAACTATAATAAAAAAACAAATGATTCCGTATTATTTTCAGACAGTGTAAGCGTGCAGCAAGAATTTACTGCAATATTGAATGAATTATTATATATAACTGATAATATTTCCACAACATCTAACTACATAATATTACCCTCAGATAGTATAATATTAGCTGATGATTTAAATAGAACTGTAAAAACAATATTAGAAATAAATGAGTCGGTTATATTAACTGATAGTTTATTGGCTATAGAAATTGCATATATAATTCCCAGAAGTATAGAATTATTAATGGGTATAAGTAATATAAATTTAAGTATGTTTGACGAATCATTATTATTAAAAACTTCAAAATCTAATATTAAAATAAAAGATTCAGGAACATTAATAACATCAATAATATTGAATTCATCAAATTCAAATATAATATTAAAAGACGCGGAAGTATTAACATTAATGTTATCAGATTCAAACATAATAATAAAAGATTCAGGAACATTAATAACATCAATAATATTGAATTCATCAAATTCAAATATAATAATAAAAGATATAGGAGCATTAATATTAAAAGCATCAAATTCAAATATAATAATAAAGGAGGCAGCAATTTAAATGGTACAAATTTTTAAAATTAAGAAAAATGATACTAAACCAGTTATCTCAGCAACATTACAAACTAGTGATGGAACTGCAATAGATTTAAATGGAGCAACAGATGTGCATTTTAATTTAGGTAATTTACAATATGAAGCATTAACTTCAGGTACTTGTATAATAACAGGTAGTGAAACTGGACAAGTAGAATATCAATGGACTGGGTCTACTGACACCGGAAGTGTTGGAACTTGGTTTGGTGAATTTCAAGTTAGTTGGGGAGCAGGAAGTGTATTAACATTACCTAATAATCACGACTTAAAAATAATAGTATACGAAGACTATAATTAAATGGTAGTTAAAGTAAAACTCTACGGAGTAAGAAATGTTTTGCGTTATTTATCGATTAAAGAAGCTGCTGTCAATAAAGGAATTGATGAGGGTAGTATTCAGGCTGCTAACTTGTTAAAAGAAGAAGTTAAGGCTAGTATTAGAGGTCAGCGAGCTGAACCCAAATCGATTTTATCTGGAAAGTTTATAGATTCGGTAGAATTAGCAACACAAAAAAATGCAGTTGTTGTATTTTCAGATGTTGAATATGCTAAATTCATCGAATTTGGGACTCGTAAAATAAATCCTCGTTCCCACTTTAAGAATTCTGCTGACAGAAATAAGAATAAAATTACTAAAATTATGAAAAATAGTGTTGGTAAAAAGCTATAACTATATAGATATTATTTAAACCTTTATAAGTAAGTAAATATTCATATCATCAAATAAAATCCAAGCGAGGGTATTATGGAAATAGATAAGTCAAGCGAGACTAAAGAAATAAAGAAAATAGAAGTAAAGAAAGAACAAAAGAAAGTTTTAATTCTCTGTAATTCGTGTAAAGCCGAATTACCTAAAATACTTGATAAGAACATCTGTCCAAATTGCGGTTGTAAGAACTGATGGCAATTTCGTCGGAAACTTTTATTTCAGACATAGTTCTGTTCATTAGAAATTTACTTCGAACTAGATTAGAAGACCCTATACAAACTAGAACTGAAGCATTTGTTATGACTAGTTATCCAAAAAGAAAAACACAATATCCTCTAATTACAATAAAACAAACTAATGCCGCAACTACTAAATTGGGAATGTCATCTGAGGTTCATCAAGCTACTGTAGATATTGAAGTTAGAATATGGGCGAGAAATTCTAAAGAATCAGATAAATTATCTGCCGAAGTTATTCAAATCTTAAGACAAAATCAATACGGAGCGAGCGGAACAGATAACGAAGAAATATTTGGATTTAAAATTGATTCATTAAATTCAATGGTAGAAACAGAAGGTGAAAAAACAATCCACAGTAAAATAATAGCGTTGGAGTACAAAGCTATTTTGACCGGGTAATAAAAATAATAAAAATGATAAAAAAATGTTTACAATGCAATAAAGAATTAACATATCAAAAGAAGTTTTGTAGTCGTCAATGTGCTCAAGATTCCGGTGTTTCAGTTAATACAGGAAGAACTAGATTTAAAAAAGGAATTATACCGTGGAATAAAGGAAAACAAGTTTTAAAAACTAAAGGTGAAAACCATTGGAATTGGAAAGGCGGAGTATCATTTGAAAAATATCCAGAAAAATTTTATTTAATAAAACCAAAAATTAGAGAACGAGATAATCATATTTGTCAAATGTGTAACAAATATACTCGAGGTATTAAATTAGACGTTCATCATATAGATTATAATAAACAAAATAATAAAGAAAATAACTTAATTTCATTATGTCATAAATGTAATATGAAATGTAATATTAAAAGAGAATACTGGACTTGGCAGTTACAGGTTTTTATGAATTTATTCAACAATACCAATCATGAATTAAATATGATATATAATAATAAAATGGAGGTTAAACAAAAATGATTTATATAGGAGACCAAAATGCAGTAGTATTCAGATACGATTCAGGAACATATGCAACTCCATCAGGAGCAAGTGGAAACTGGTTAGGATTAGTTACAGACCACAGTCCGACAGATGAAGAAAATGTAGTATCGATTAGATACACAGGTACTAATAGCAGAAATGTAGGACAACAAATAAATACTGCAAAAGATTATGAAGGAACAATTTCGTACCATCCTCAAGATATGAGAATGTTTGGATTTGCTTTCGGAAGTATTGTAGATTCAGGTTCACCATCACCATATCAACATACATTCAGCGAAGCTGATAGTAATGATATTTATGCGTACACAAGTGGAACTGGAAGAAATCAAAACTTCGCTTCGTTCAATATTGTTGATAGCAAGAAAGGACCAAGCGACGGAGAACATCAAGCAAGATTATATAAAGGATGTGTAGTAAATAGTTTATCGATGACTGCATCGCAAGGAGAACCAGTAGTTTGTGAATTAAATTATATAGCTCAATCAAATGACATTGGAAGTAAATCAACTGATATACCAAATATATTAGATGAAGATACTACAAGACCATATTTGTGGAGTGATATAAAATTACATAAACCATCAGGTACAGTTATTCAAGAAGTTACCGACTTAGGTTGGACACTTAATAACAATGCAGAGAGAAGACATTACGATAACGGAAGTAAAGTTGTTGATAGCATAGTTCCTTTAAATAGGGATTACGAAATGACAATAACTATGGATGCGAATTCAAGTGATGCAGATACTTTATACAATGATAATTGGCAAAGTGGAGTTACTTTCAATTCAATGATTGAAGGAGTTATATCAGCAGGAAGTGAACAATTCTTTTTAGTGATGAGTGGTTGTAAGATTACTTCATTCGAAAGTCCAAGTCCAGCAGAAGGTATCAACGAGTATTCAATTACTGTTGTTCCAGAAAATTGTATTATGGTTACTGACGATTTAAAAGAGTTGCATAACCCTTGGGCTTAATTATTTTAATATAATTATGAAAAGGAATGTTAGTCATAGAGTTAACTAAAAATGTTTTACACAATACAAGGAGGTAATAAAAAATGACATACCTAAAAAAAGAAGATATATTCTTCGAACGAGACGGTGAAGGAAATGTTTTACCGGTAGAGATAACTTTAGAAACTCTAGAAGGTAAACCAATGATAAAAGCAACACCTTTGTCAAAAGGTGAATTAGCAGAAGTTGTTTCAAGTTCAACGGGAAATGAAACAAATATCGATACAGATGTTGATATCATTATAAAACATTGTAAAGAACCGTCTTTTAGCGAAGAAGATAGAGAAAGTTTAAAGAAAGCAGCTAAATCAACTTTTACAAATGCAATCGCATTAGCTATTTTAAGTGTTAGCACTGGCATGGACCAGAATAAAATACTTGAAGAAGGAAAGAAAAAAATAGTTGAAACAGAGTTGCGAAATTTTCCGAAGCAGTAGAAAGCGGTAAGCGAGATAGTTTATACTATTTCTTACACGAGCGAGGATATTCGTTTTTTACTGTTCCTAAATTAACATTGCCAGAAATTAACTTACTAGTTAGAGAATTCAATAAGCAAGAAAAGAAAAAACAAAATGCAAATAAAAGAGCACAAGCTAAATCACGGAGAAAAAGATAATGGTACTATTTGATAATAGAGTAGCAATATCGATAGATGCAGTAGATAATTTTTCTAGAGTTTTTAGACGAGCTGGAAAAACTATGTCTGCATTTTCGAGAAATGCTATTGCGATGGGAGCAGTTGGTGGAGGTATTGCTTTAGGATTTAAAAAAGCTATTACTGCATCGATGGATTTTGAAACTGCCTTTACTGGAGTGAGAAAAACAGTTGATTTAACCGAAGCTGGGTTTGCTGACTTAGAACAAAGATTTAAAAATATTACTAAAACCACACCTGTAACATTTGTTGAGCTATCTCGAATCGGTGAAATAGCTGGACAGTTAGGAGTTGAAGGTGTTAATAACTTAGAAAAATTCACTAAAACTATTGCTGATATTTCAGTTACAACTAATTTAACTGCCGAATCGGCAGCAACGTCATTTGCTAGATTATCAAACATCATGGGCGAACCGTTAGATAATATCGACAGAATGGGTTCAGCTGTTGTAGGATTAGGAAATAATTTTGCTACAACTGAGCAAGAAATTGTAGATATGTCGTTGCGACTTGCTGGAGCCGGTAAAACAGTAGGTCTAAGTACTCCTGAAATCTTAGGTATGAGTGCTGCATTAAGTGCATTAGGTATTCGTTCTGAACTAGGTGGTAGTGCAGTTTCTAGAACAATGATTAAAATAGCAAAAGCAGTATCAAACGGCGGCATGACAATTAATGAATTAGCTAAAAAAACAGGGATGACTGGAGATGAATTAAATGCTGAATTTAATTCAATGCAAAGTGACGTTCGTAATTTTGCTGAAGTTTCCGGAATGTCAGTAGAAGATTTTTCAAAAGCGTGGAAAGAAAAACCAGTAGATGCAATGGGAGCTGTTATTATGGGATTAAAAGACGTTTCAGAATCAGGCGGTAACACGTTTGGAATATTAGAAGACTTAGATTTAAAATCAATTAGAATAACAGACACGATGTTAAGATTAGCTAATTCAGAAGATGGATTATCCAGTGCAGTAGATTTATCAAATAAAGCGTGGGAAGAAAATGTTGCTTTAACTGAAGAAGCAGATAAAAGATACGATACCTTTCAATCACAAGTTGATATTGTAAAAAATAAATTTGCTTTATTGGGAGACGAAATCGGTGATAGATTAATTCCAATATTGAAAGATTATTTAATTCCCGCAATAGATAAACTAATAAGCTTTTGGAATAACTTATCTCCAACAACACAAAACATAATTATAATGTTTGCTGGAGTAACGTCTGCTGTAATGTTATTAGCGGCGGCAATTGGTATTTTAGTATTAGTGTCTTCACCTTTGTTGTTAGTATTATTAGGAATAGCTGTAATAATCACAGCATTAATATTATTATGGAAACATTGGGATGCTGTAATTTTAGCTGGTACTAAGAAAATGTTATGGGCTGCAGGAGTAATGGATAAAACTTGGGAACTAGTTAAAGATGGATTTGAAATTGCGTGGACTGGTATAAAAAATATTTTCTTTACTGTTTGGAATGCAATTATTTCCGGTTATGAGTGGGGTATCAACCTTATAATAAAAGGAATTAATAAACTAATATCAGGTTATAATAACCTTCCGTTTACGCGAGACATTAGTTTCGTTGCAAAAATGGATTTTAGCGGTGCAAAAAAAGAAATTACAGACATAGGTGATTTGATGGCTAATCAAAAACAAGCAAGAGCATTCAGGGCAGAACAATTTGCAATAGTTGCTGATAAATTATACGAAGGCATTGCAGAAAAGCAAAGATTAGCTGCAGAAGAAAAAAATATAACAGTAATAAACATAGAAAATCTTCAAGCAACAGACGCAGAAAGCGTTGCAGAAACATTAGAGGATGTTATAAATTTAAAATAAATTAAAATGGAAAACATTAATGTTTTATATCAAGTGAATGGTTCTAATATTTCTGATATTTATAACTCTGATGTAGTTATTACAACTGGCGATGATAATTTGTCTGCTAATTTTACCGCTAAGGTTAATAATACATTCGGAAAAAATAGTGATAAATTTACTATTGGAGATGAAATAAAAATAATAGCCGATATTGGAAGTACATGGCCACCAGAAAATACAATATTTAACGGAATAATTGAAAATATAACATATCCGAGTAAAGGATTAACAGAATATATTAGATTATCTGGAAGAGATTATACTGCTCGTATGATGGATAGAACCGTCGAACCAGAAGTTTATACTAATTTACAAGCTGGTAGTATTGTAAAAGATATTATTGCAAAATATACTGATGATATTACTACAACAAATACAGATGATTCTACCACAACTATTTCAAGAATAGCATTTAATCAAACTAATGTTTATGATGCAGTAAAACAATTATCTGAATTAGCTAATTACACCTTTTACGTTGATACCGATAAAGATTTACATTTTTCATCTCGTTCTGCTATGAGTAGCGGATATACTTTTAATAGCGGTAATGTGTTAAGCGCTAATTTTAAAGAGCGGCGAAATACAGTATTTAATGAAGTTTGGATTTATGGAGATAGATACCTAGATGGTTTTAAAGAAGAGTTTACAGCCGGAAGTCCATTAGGTGGAAGCGTATTTACTTTATTATATAAACCATCAAACACAATTGTTAATGTTGGTAGTCCAATAACTCTAGCTACATCTCAAGTTGGAGCAATTGCAAATATTACTTCAACGCAAACTAGTGGAGCTAATTATACCGTAAATTATTTTGACAAAGAAATTACTTTTATTAGTGGAACTGATATTGGATATAATTCTATTCCGTCTAGTGGAGCATTGGTCACTGTAGATTACCAAAGAGAATTACCTATTGTTAAAGTTGGAAGAAATGCGGATAGTGTAGCTAAATATGGAAAACGAATTAAAAAAGTAATTGATAAAAGTATTAAAGACCCGGACACAGCGCAAGAAAGATTAGTTAGAGAATTAGATGAAAATTCAACTCCGAAAAAAGAAGGAACAATTAAAACTAGAAGTATTATCGATATTACTCCGTCACAAACAGCAATTGTGAATTTACCTAATCAAAACGTGAACTCCAAAACATATGATATTTTAGAAGCTCAATATAATTTTGAAAAAAAGAAAAATATAACGGAAAATGTTTTAACTATAAAATTAAATAAAAAACTAGATGATATCACGGACACTATTAAAAATTTAAGAAGAGATGTTGATTCTATTCAATCTGCTGATATTTCAGATAGTGATAGTTTAACAAGATTTGAAACGTCTACTGGGAGTGCAGGAATTAGACATAGTGGAGTTGAAGTTTATAGTAGAGCAATAAATGATAGTTTTATTGCTGGACATCCTATTAATGGTGTTGTTGGTTTGGTTAATCCGAGTACTGTTGGGAGTATAATCAGCGGTAATTCGTGGGTAAGTGGTAATATAGGTACTGGTTATGATAAAGCAATAAATTTTAATGGTTCTCAAATAAATAATATTTATATTGGTACAAATAATCCAATGACATTAGGAAGTAATTCTACATTTGCTGGATGGTTTAGGTTAGATAAAGAAATGGGAATCGGAGCACATAACTATCGACCAGGTATTGCAGCGAGTGGTGTTAATGTTTTTGATGATTTCATTACATTTGATGAAAACAATGGAAATGGATATTTAATACAATATGAAGATGAAAATGGTGGTGGTAGGAAGTCTGGTTCTTTTGCATATACTATAGGTAGTTGGATTCATTTAGCAATAACTATGGATAGTAATATAGCTCCTAATTTTTACGTTGATGGTAATTTAAACAATGGATTTGTAAATGCATCAGCTAAAGTGAATTTAAACACAATAGGAACAGGATATGGAGGAGCGACATTAGATGGTGCATTTGATGGAGATATTGATGAAATAAGATTTTATGATAAAGAATTATCGGCTAGTGAAATTGGAAGCTTATATGCTAAAAAAAATTATCCACTTGATAGATTAACACATTATTACAAATTCGATGAAGGAGTAGGTTCATTTGCATACAACTCGGCAAGTGTTGAAATGCCAACTAGTGATTCAATTGCTTATTGGAGATTTAATAAAAGTGGAACTATATTTAACGACGAAACTGGAAACTTTCCAGCAACTACTTTTAGTGGAGTAGAACTTCAAGCTGGTGTATATGGAAATGGAAGTGCTTTAGCATTTGGAAGTCCTGCATATTGCACATATCCTTCATTAGGATTTGGTCCTGGAAGTCCATTAAGTTTAACTGGCTGGTTACAATTAGGTTCTGATGGATTTAATGCATATAATTCTCAACCTGTTATACTTTCTAATTATTTAATATTAACAGTAAGAAATGATACAAATCAAATAAACTTTAGATATGATAATGCAGGAGCAAGAATCGTGGCATATCAATTAGGAACTGGAGATAGAGATTGGCATCATTTTGCTGGAATATTTGATGGTGGTAGTAGTACCTCGCTTTATGTAGATGGAATATTAAGAGATAGTGATGTTCATACAGCTGTACCAGCAGTAGATTATAATAACTATATTGGAAGATTTGGTGCTGAATTTTTTAGTGGATTAACCGATGGATTGAGAATTTACGATAGAGCTATATCATCATCAGAAGTAGGAAGCCTCTACGAAGGAAAAACAATCCAACCACTTCTCGGAGATAGAAGAACAGGTTCAATATTAGAATATTCCGGAGGTTATCCAAATGTTTAATCGTAGTGAATGGACTAAATTGCAACATAAAAATAATCCTAATTTTGGAATGAAATTTATAAATAAAAGGGGGTCAAAATGATAAACAATTATGCAAAAAATAGAGCAATTTTATTAATGGGAGGAAGTATTGCTGAAAATATTGATTATTTTATGATAGGTACTGGAAGTGCTACTGCAGTAGCCACACAAGATGCTCTAATAACACCAGTAGATAGACAATTAGTAACAGCAACTACATATCCATCTCTTCAAAAAATAAAATTACAAGGTGATTGGAATAGTGTTGAAATGTCTGGAATTCAATTAACTGAATTTGGTGTTGCAACAAGTGGAACGGGAACAACTGGTAGTATTTGGTCTAGAACTAATATTCCATCTTTAACATTCGATGGAACTAATGAACTTAGATGCGAAGAGACGATATCTATATTTTAATAAATAAAAATAAAAAAGATAATTCTATAAATAATTTGATAAGTCTATGTATATCTTGCCATATGAGATTACATAGATTAACGGATAAAACTATATAGATTTAAAATTAAACTTTATAAATGATAGATAATTTAATTTAAAAATGGTAAACGAAGGAGATTTAAATAAAATAAACGGTAATATTTGGTATGCCGGAGATGTAACTGCAGTAGTTAATGCTTTTGGTTTTATGTTAAAAGATTACTCACAAGTAATTTTTAATGCAGCTTATGAAACTTGGGACTCCAGACTAAATGGAGGAACACCAGATTTTATTAATGTAGATTATGATATTTTTATTGCTGATACAGCAGATACTAAAACTAATATTTCTTATAATTCAACTAAGGATTATTATTATACAAATTATCCCGACGCAAGTTTTACAACTTTAGATGAATTTAATGATTCCAGTGTTGATACAGGAATATGGGATGTTGCTGTTACTGGAACCGGTAGTATTGTAGAAGGTGTAGCAAATTTAACCATAAGAGTTTCTGGAGGAGCAGGAACAGCAACTTTAACAACCGACGATGATATTTTTGGAAATTATGCGAATAATATTAGAATACAACTTGCAAACACAGTTGACGGTCCAGCTACAGGAAGTCAAAATATTGAATTATATGATGGTACTGATACTGTTATTTTATTATCTAAATCTCAATTTACTGATAATGATTTAATTGATATATCTAAAATTGATGCAAATAATGTTAAAATTAGAATAAATGGTGGTGCTTGGACTAATAAAGATATTAGTTCGTTATCAGGAACAATTAAATTAAGATTTAATTTATCTGATTCTAGTACTTTTGATTGGAATATTAATTGGATAAGATATTCTTCTGATACAATCACATCAACTTTAATTACAAATGTTGCTACAACTGCAAGTGCAACAATAACAAATGCCATGTTGTGTATTAATAGCGAAGATAATACAGATGCTGGAATAACTTACTATCTTTCTGCTGATAATGGTGCAAATTATGAAGAAGTTACGCCAAATAAAATTCATACATTTACTGATACAGGAACTGAATTAAAATTAAAAGTGGAAGAAACTGGAATTGAAATTTATGCAAAAGATTTTACGGTTTATGAATATCTAGTTAAATATAATTTATATTAAATGACATACAAAAAAGAAGAAAACTACTGCACACTAAGTCCAGATGAATTATTCGGAGTAAGATTTAACCACGGATGTTATTTACACGATAGACAATATCGAAATGAAGTTAAAAAAAGAAAAACAAGAGCGCAAGCAGATAAAGATTTAAGAGATAATATTTACAAAACATATTCTAAGAAAAATAAAAAAGTAACTGGATATATAGTAAGTAGAATTTACTATTATGCGGTAAAGGTATTTGCTGGTAGTGCTTGGGTTAAATGATGATGACATACAAATTAAATTTAAATATAATTATCAATGGTTAAACAAAATTGTGATTTATCTAAAGAAAATCGTATTATAATAAATACTGTAAAAGAAAATATCAATAGTATAAAAACTTCAGTCGAAAAAATTGAAAAATCTAATGGTGAAATGTTTAATCATTTTACGGAAAGATACGAGTCTATGTTTGAGAGGTTACGAAGCAGAGTTCCTGTTTGGGTAACAATAATAACAACTACTATGAGTTCTGCTTTAGCTGGATTAATAGTATTATTAATTACTCTTTAATAAACATGAATATACATATTACAATATAAATAATTTAGTGTAAATATGTTTAAAAGCAAACAAATTGGTATATATATGTTAAAACAAAGCGAATTAATATAAAAATACAAAAAAGTATTAAAAAGTACTACTATAAAACTTTTTAGTTCTCAAAACGTATTTAAAAATAAATCTAATAGTCAAATATGACAATATATAATTACAAGGAGGAATATAAATAATTAAAATGACACAAAAAAATAACACTGGATTGAAATTAGCAGCAGCAGTAACTGTAGGTTTATTAGTTGGTGGTTTTGCAACAGCAGGATATGTTAGTGACGATAGTAAAATTGACGACCTTAACATGAAAATTGCTGAATTAGAAAATATGCCAGCATCAGTAGCAGAGATTATTGAAGTTGAAGTAGATAACGGAAACTTAGATTTAGTTCTAAACAATTTATATGATAACGCGGAAGATAATGAATATTTAGAATTATTAACAGACGATTTAGATGATGATGAAGTTAGTAAAATTACAGATAGAATTGTATTCATTAATGAAATTAAATCATTAGCAGTTAAAGCAGTAAAAGCCGAATTATACGACGAAGTTGATATGATGGATGTAGTTGAAAATTCTAGTGGTACAATTACACCAATTCAATTAGATGAAGATGAATTATCAAGATTAAGAATTAACGACGATGATGATGAATTATCAGTTACAGTTGATGATTGGTCAGATAAAGAAGCTACTGTTGAAGTAACTGGAACTTTTAGACAAAAGGACGATAACTTCGATTTTACTGCAAACGCAGTATTTGAAAACGGAGAATTTGATGAACTTAACATCGTTAGTATTACTCAACAATAAATAAACTATTAATTTAGTTTATTATTTTTTTTAAATTTTTAAACTTTTTTCTAAATAGAAACATTTATAAACCATAATATTGTATCAGTATTATGGTAAATAATTCAAACGATTCAAAATTAGTAAGAAATTTCTTAATAGCCGGAGGTATCATATTCTTTTTTATAATGATTTCGATTATATCTAATATATCAGATGCATCAAATATAGTTAAAAATGAATCGAATAAAATAAAAATAGAAACAGAAGAACATAAAATAAAAGAAGTTTCAAGCGATAAAATTTCAAATGATGAAATTGAATATGCTGAATTAATATTAAAATTTAATTCATATATAATAAGTATAGACCAAGCTGCGGCTGATGTTTCTACTGCTGCATCGACTGGTAAAATTACTGCATATCAAGCCGGAGATTTATTTATTAAAGCCGAAAATACTTATAACATCGCGTTGATTACTTTAGATGAATTCAACGTTCCGACTAAATACAAAATAGTTCACCAACATTATAGACAAGCTATAATTTATAAAATTGAAGCTATGTATTTAATTGCTGATGGTTTTTATATGAACGACGTTGATAAAATAGATGCAGCTACAAATTATATTTATTTAGCTACAACAGAAATTGAAAAAGCTATATCTATTATAGAAAACTTTTAAACTTCTTATGTACTCTATAGAACGATAAAATATATAAACATGCGTTGTTTTATATGTATATAAAATGGCAACTCAAACAAAAAAATGGTATAAAGAACAATTAAAACTTATAGATAAATATTTACCAAAATTAAAAAAATTATTAAACACAGAAAATATTATATTAAATCCAGTTACTATAATAATTAATAAGAGAAAACATATGAGAAGTTTATGTGGTAGATGGGATGGTGAAAAAATAATTTTATATAAATACCATTATTCTGGTTTAACAAAAGAAACTTTATTACATGAATTATTACATTGTTTTATATCACAAAATAAACTATGGAAATATGATAAAAAATCTAAATTATTTAATAAATTAGTATTAAACTTAAATACTAAAAAATTGAGAATTGGTAGTTGTCATGGTGCTTATTTATGGAAATATAAATGTAATTGTGGAGCTTGGTTAAAGACAAATGATAAACGTATAAATGGATGGAGATGTAGTCAATGTGGAGAACATATTAAAAAACCAATAATTAATATGACAAAGAAAATAGATTTTTTAATTAATCTTTAATTCTAATAAACATTCTTTTGCTTTAATTGCTGAATTGTTCCAAGTCCATCTTTTAGAATCTTCTATAGCTATTTTACTTTTTTCAATAACTTCATTTTTATTATCATAAATATATCTCATTTGTTTTCTAATTTCTTTTATAGATGGATATTTCCACGATATATCTTCATACATTATATCCCACTTAACTTCTTTCATTTCTCCCTCCTTTAATAACCAACCATTTTCTTCGGTTACGAAATCAGATTGCCCACCATACTCCGTTGCCAAGACCGGTTTACCACAAGCCATTGCCTCCAACGGCGGAAGATTAAACGACTCTGCTAACGATGTAGTAACAAATACATCGCTTTTATTGTATAATGTGCTTAATTGGCTTAGAGTAATATTATCTGTAACAATGTTCAGTTTAGGTTTATTTGTATTTTGAATATCTAAATCTTTTATATTTTTATCCAAGTCAACGCCATAACAAGCATTAATTTTTACTAACATCTCTGCATTATCTTCTTTAGTAAACTCTTCCATAAATGCTTTTATTCCATAACTTATTCCGCCTCTATCCTTCCACGAACTCGGCCAACCTTTGTTCATCATAAAAGTAAACTTATCACTAGCTTCTTTAGGTTGTTCTTCAAAAATAGATAAATCAACTCCATGAGGAACTATTTTAATTTTATCTGCTATGTCAGGATGAAAACAAAAACTTTCTCCCTTATGTTCTACTCCCTTTATTGTTTGATTTAAAGTATTTAAAATAGCATTTTTTGTATGCATAGATGGAACCCAAATTTGAGTTACTCTTTCATCTTCTAAAATATTTAACCAACCTTTCGGTATTCGGTCGCCTTCGTGCACTACCATTCCTATGAATTTTTTGTCTTCGCATAGATAATATTCCCAACTCGGCGGAGTGCTTATTAATAAATTCACGTCAGCATCTAATCTGTTTCTTTGTATCATTTTTAATTCTTCGTCATTAACTCGTCTTAACCAATCTTCGGGTAGGTTAGTTGTAATACTAACGTCTATATTATCTAATTTATTCAGATGATTAGAAAATTGTCTAGCGTTATTTGAATATCCGTCGGTTCCAAAAAAAGACGAAATTATATTAACGTTTAACATTTGAGTTCCCAAACAATTTATTATCTGCACCGTGAAATAAATTCATAAATACTTGCAATTGCCAAATCCAATATTCTTTTCTTTTTTCCGCGTGTAACGTTCGATGACAACACCTACATAATGAAATTAAATTATTATCGACGCAATTTAATTTATTATAATCTATATGATGAACAGATAGTGTTTCTTTTAATTTTTTATTTTTATTATTACATACTTGACAAATAAGTTTATCTCTTCTTCTAATCTTTTGTCTTAATTCCTCAGTCCACTTTTCGGAATATCTTAATAATCCTCTATCTGCTATCCATAGATGATGTTCTTTACCTCTTTTCATTACTTGTAATTTTCGTTTTTCTCTTATAAGTTTTTTTGTTTTTTCGGTGTGAGGATGTCCTTTATGCGGAGGATTTATTTTGTTTAATCTACTTCTATTAGGATTCGGTCTTCCTCTTAACTTTTCAGCTTGTCTTTTAACACCTTCATTATTTTCTTTTGTAAACCCTTTTTTACTCGGATAATCGTATTTTGTCCAAATATAAGATTTTGGATTTTTTGTTCCACCCTTTACAAATCTTCCCTTTTTATCTCTTTCTATTGTCATTTTATATCCGGTTTACCTCCTTTCTCGCTAAACCTCGACGAACTACTTGCTCCGCATTCCATACATCTATACCTTTGAAATTTAGAAATTCTTGTCATATAAAAACCATTCTTCTGTAATTTATTTTCTCCACAATTTGGACAAGCAAACTGTTTGTTTAAATATAATCCGTAATTAGGATGGTTTTTAATATAAGGTAAGAATCTCATATATAATTTCTCAGTTAATCTTACATCGCCTTTATTATATTTCATCATTAAGTTCCAAGCTTTTTTATCACCGCTCATACATTGTTTCCATAGTTTAAAACCAGTATGTGGTATCTTTTCTCCTAATTTTAAATGTTGTCCTAATGCATTTAATCCATTTTCATTAAACTTAAAATATTGTTTAGCAATTCTATATGTGTCGATATTTTTTACATCCGAAAAAGGTTTAAAACTATGATATAAGAATCTTGCATTTAATTTTCTAATATCAAAAGAAATACTATTATGTCCAATAACTATATCTGCCGAATCCAATAATTCCCACAACTTATTACATAACTCTAAATCATTAGTTTTATCTTTTTTATACAAACTAAAATCATTTAATTTGAATCCGTGAACTTTCTTTTCTCCTAACCATTTATATGCGAATGATAACATATACCATTCTTCTTTAAACTCTATTACATTCTGGTCGTACTTTCCCCATGTGTAAGATAAGTTTGGAGACGTTTCTATATCAAATATTAGTATCTTAGGTTTATTGTTTTCTTTCATTTTTCATTTGTAGCGTCATTTTAATATTTCTGATATCTTCTTCCATTTGTTTCATTCTTCTAACTAATTGTAAAATTGAAAATTCACCGTTCACCGTATAACTTTTTAAATATTTTAATACTTCGCTTCGTTGCGATGAATTCAGTTGTATTCTATTTTGAAATGTGTTCATTATATAACACCTCTCATCAAATTAGTAGATTTAATATATTCGTCTGCATCTAACTTTCTTGGAATGGTGTCATTGCTCTCATAATATGTTTTTAAGAAATCACCGTGGCTTTCATGCATTCTTTTAACCGTGTCTTTAAATACTTGCATATTAAAACCAGCTTTATCTACAGTATCTCTTTCTCCTCCAGAAGGAGTCATCAGGTGGTAATTAACTGCCCCAGTATTTACCCCTAATTTAAATCCTTTTATAATAGCTTTAAAACTAAATATAGCTTCTTCTAAAAATCCGTGTTTACTTAATCTACTTTTATAATCAACGCCCGCTTTATGTAATTCTCTACGATACAAACACGAGCTTCTAAAATGAGGAGTTAATAATATTTTTTCTTCAGTATAATGTTGTCCGCAATCATCACCCATATAAATAAGTTCTCCTTTTTCATTTAATTCACAGTATCCAATTACAGGCTCAACAAACTTCACGTCTCTAACAACATTAGGTCCAGCAAACGCAGGAACGACTCCAGACATTAAATCATAACCTTGTTCTATCCCATATAATAACTTCTCAATATAATCTGGTTCAACCGCAGAATCATCATCAATTCTACAAATCAATTCTTCTTTACCATTCTCCATAGTATAATCAACAAGTTGCTGTCTCGCTCCACTAACTCCAGCACTAATTTGATTTGTCAACATAGTTACATTATGTCCTTCTAATTTTAATCTATTAACAAGATAATTTACAAAATAAAAATTTGTAAGTGGAACTAATGATGCGTCATCTAAGATTAAAATATTAAAATCTTGAAATGTTTGAGTTCTAAGACTTTGTAATAGTAAAGCTAATTCTGTTGCTCTGTTCTTTGATGCTATATGTATACTTATTTTTTTATTCATTTTTTAATATCTACCTGACAGTCGAGACCATCAAGGAAGTGATTCATTTTTAACTTAATATCACAATAATTGCAATCTCCAAAATTAGAGCATTTTCTATACTGAGGTTTAGGTAAATTATGTTTTAACATTCCCGTAGCAAATTCGTCTTTGTATAAGTCTCGATGACATTTATATATTAATCCGTCAGGAGCAATTAATAATTCTTTAGATTTACAAACTACATTTTCTAATTTCCCACTTAAACCTTCTGGATATTTATAGGTTCCATATAATTGTCCATCTTGTTCTCCCATAAATTCTTTAGGATAAAAAAACAATTTTTTTAATCTAGTAATTTCTTCCATTTGATTGTTTTGTGCTCCTAATTCAGGACTAGTTAATCCAAATATACCTATTCTATATCCAGCATTTTGTAATTTTTCTGCTTTAGCTGCTAATTCATTTGGTTCCATTTGTGACGGATGATAACTTACTCTAATTGATTTATATGCCGGATTATCTTTATCGGTAAACCTTTCAGGAGTAGTATTTTTAATAAATTCATCGACATCAAATTGTAAATTAGTCAATAAATCTACTTTAATATCATCTTTCAATCCATTTAATATTTTATAAAAATCCTTATGAATTGTCGGTTCTCCTCCTCCAAGAGTTAACGAAATATCTCTAAAATCAACTTTATTTAATTGTGCTATCCATTCATCACCCGACATTTCATTTCTTTTTCTTTTTACTGTTTTATTGTCATTAATACAATATGAACAATTAAGATTGCATCGAAGAGTGAGGTAAGCTTCTACATAATTTATAGTTTCATCTATTTTCATGGGCGACGCTTCTCCATTTTAGGATAAATAAACATATCAATAATAGCATTATCTCCTCTCGTAGCAGTAAAATAAATTGCATCAACAACTTCTTTTACATCCATTTGTTCTGGATTAGGTTCATTAAAAGGTGTATTTGTTGCTCCTGGATAAATAGTACTAACAGAAATATTAGTATCTTGTTTAATTAATTCATCTCTAACCGAATGAGACATCCCAACGAGCGCATGCTTACTAGCTGAATAAGGACTTAAAAATGCACACTCTCTAGTTCCAACAGTAGATGCAATATTTATTATTTTTCCATAACCTTGTTCTTTCATTATTGGTATTATATATTTCATCATATTAAACGCACCTTTAACATTTACATCCATTACTTTATCAAATTCTTCTTCTGTAATATCTTCTAATTTTCCAGACGTTTTTGTTCCTGCATTATTAACGAGACATCCTATATTTTTAATATTTTTATATATTGCTTTTTTAACTTCTTCTGAATTACTTACGTCACATTTAAAAAAATAATTTTTAGTAAATTCTTTACTCAATCGTTCTACTCCTTCATCTGTAGTAGACGTTCCATAAACTCTCCAATCTTCTCTAACAAACTTTTTAGTTAATTCATATCCAATTCCGCTACTTGCTCCTGTTATTAATATCGATTTCATCTTTTAGTTGGTTCTAATTTATTTGTTTTCTTTACTAATGCTTTTTGCTCGTCATCTGAATGTTGATAATCATAAACATTTTTAGCAAAGAAATCCGTTTTAACATGAAAGTATGCTTTGAAAAATGCTTCACTATATTCTGCATTTAATGCTTGCTCTACAATCATATCTTTTAACTCTGGATAATAACAAGCAACAGTTCCGAGCGTAGCAAGATTTTTTAATATTCTTTTTCTATCTTCACTAAAATTCATAACCGAGTGATGCCCAAAAGACATATGCATATCACTGAAGTCACCATTGAAATAATTATTTTTTATACAGTAGTCACCCAATTCTGTTTTAGGATACGGTTGATAAATTGGGAAGTCACAATAACCAACTTTATTTTTTATAATAAAATCAATACCAGCTAAATCATCTTCTAATGTAGAAGTTGGTAATCCTAACATAATATTTGGAACAACTGTTATTCCATTATCTTGACATAATTTAATTCCATCTTCCATTGTTTCATTAGACATATTTCTTTTTAGTATATCATTTCTTATTCTATCATTTGTAGATTCAATCGAACATTGTAGCGCTCTACAACCGGCATCTTTTAATAACCCAACATTTTCTTCATTTAACATATCGTATCTCATCATAGTAAAAAATGGAACTCCTACTTCTTTTGGAAACTTATCTGCAAATTCTTTTAACCATTTAGTATTTTTAGTAGTAAAAACATCATCATAAAATTTAATAGATTCTAAACCATATTTTTCTTTAATTTGTTTTACTTCTTCTATTACATAATCAACCGAATGCTTTCTAATTCTTTTTTGTCCTTTATACATTTTTTTAGCACTACTATTAAAACAATATGTACATTGATACGGACAACCTCTTCCTACCATAAAATGTTTAGAACCTGATTTGCCTGTTTCATTACATTCTTCATTATTAAAAAATAATTCTCTATCTGGAAAAGGTAAATCATCTAAATTTTCTACTAATGGTCCTGGCTGTATAACTCTATCTACTGGTCTTTCGTAAATAAAATCTTTAAAAGTATTTTCAGCTTCTCCTCTAATTAAATAATCAAACTTCCCTTCTTCTAATACTTCTGGAAAGTATGTAGCGTGCGGTCCACCAATAACAGTTAATTGATTGGGAAATAGTTTTTTTAAACTTCTATTAAAATTAGTATAAAATACATGTTCTCCAGTTCCTCCTCCGTAAGCAACTAAATCCGGTTTATTTTCTCTTATTTTTTGTAATACATTTCCTTTTTCTATTATACCTAATGAAGTAGTACATCCTTCTTGTTTAGCATTTGCTGATAGTTGCATTATTCCTAATGGAGGATAGTAATCAACTTCTTTCATTACAAACATTATTTTTTCTAATTTTTTCATTTTAACTTCTTTAAACTCATAAAACACGGTTCATCAGTTTCAAATATTTTTTTAATACTACAATCTAAAGCTCGTTCATCAATAGGATAAAATTGCTCAATGTTATCAAATACTAACATTATCGATTCATCAATACACCTATGCGTAATTCCCTGGTCAGGATAATCACAATATCCTATAAGTTTAACATTAGTTTTCATTGCATCAATATCTACTTTTATCATTTCAAACGCGCGTTCAATTAAAAATGGAGTAATTGTATAGACTAATGGTTTTAATCCTTGTAGAGCCATTCCTGCAGCCATTGCAACCATCGTTTGTTCACATATACCGACATTAATAACTCTTTCTGGAAAATCTTTTTCACAATCTGTGAAGACGCCATAGCCGATGTCTCCGAGTAGTAAAACTATTCGCTCGTCTTTTTTCATTTGCTTGTATAGTTCTTTTCCGAATTTATAACGCATTTTAAATTTAAAGGAAATCGCTATTAGCGACTTCCTTTTAATCCACCTGTCTTTTTTCCGACTCCCTTTCCATCAGCTCTTCCCTTACCTTCTCCTCGTCCGTCTCTTGGTCCTTTAGCTCCACTTCTCGGTCCTGTTTTATCTCTTTTTGGCATTTTATTTTTCCTCCTTTATATTTTTAAAATCATTTATTATCTCCTCATATTTTTCATCTGTAATTTCCATAACGTGCGGATATTCTTTTTTTCTACCGTAAAAATCTATGTCTGTAGTTTCCATTAAATTTTCAATCATTTTTACATTAACATCTCTCATTGCTTGTTTACCATTATAATCAACGTGAATATGTAAATTAGTTAATTCTAATTCATTTGCTAATATTAAACTTTCCCAGGTAGTTCCTTCAGCGCATTCTCCATCTCCTAATAAAACATGAATAGTTCCTTCTTCTCCTTTTATAAATTTAGCAACGGCCATTCCAACAGCAAGTGGTAATCCATGTCCTAAGCTACCGGTTGTACAACTTACTCCATTTTCAATATCAATATCTGGATGTTGTTGTTTAAAATCTGGATTATAACCATAATATTCTAATACAGTAAATAATGCTTTACACGCGTGACCTTTTGATAAAATAAAAACGTCATTATCAAAATCAAACTCTTCATAAATTTGTTCTATGATAGGAAGTGCGGATAGACAACTAGCAAAGTGATGGTCACCATATTCTTTACATACATCTAATAATCTTTGTTTTAGTTCCATTTTAAATAAAATTAATCCCCCTTGGTGGATTTACGTAATTATAAATAAATTCGTTAATTTTATCTTGTCTGCACGCTCCCTTACAATCATTATGAACATCAAAATTCTTCATTGTTTTAATTACTTCCCAATACTTCTCGCTTTCAATTATTTCTTTAATATTATTATCATGTATATTACCCATTAAAAATTCCTTTTTTCCGAATAGATGCCCACAAGGAAAAACATCTCCATTACCTGATATTTGTACTAGTAAAGGAATTCCCAAACATCCATCATAAGGTCTTTTTCCTTCTTGTTCCATTAAAACTCTTTTAGCAATTATTTTAGTATTATCAGTTGACGTCGCTTCACAAATATCTAATACTTCTTTTACTCTCGGTGAGTTATAATCTTTTATATCAAACTTTATATCATTAACACTTTCATTTCCTTCTGGTAAACTACATTGTTTAATTAAAAAATAATCTACTCCTAACTCTACTGCCAGTTTAGCTTCTACAATCATTTCTTCATCCATCATTCCTGGAACATAAACAGACTGTAAACCAATTTCACATTTATATCCTTTTTCTTTTTTTAGTTCAATCATTCTTCTAATATTTTTTAATAGTATATCGAATCCATCTACTCTATGTATTTTTAAATATCCTTCTTTAGTTCCTGCGCTTAAATTAAATCTCATCCAAGTACAATTTCTTAAAATATTTTCTATTTTTTTATCATCCGTTAATAATAAACCATTAGTAGAAATAGCAATATCCAATCCATTTTTCTTTCCAACATCCATTGCTTCGTAAATATGAGGATTACAAGTCGGTTCTCCATCTCCAATCAATCCAATTCCTTTAATTCCAATTTTAGGAGCAGTTTCAAATAAACTAATTAATGCATCTTTTTTGATATGTTCTCCTGACATGTTTTGATAAGCTCCATAACAATAAACACAATTAATATTACAAGTTTTAGTTGCACCCATATCAATATATAGAGGAGCTATTCTTTTACCATCTCTAAAATGTTCATGAACTCTATCCATATGCCAAAGCAATTTAGTTCCATTCATTCTGTGTGTTTTGTCTACTTTATTCATCTTTTTTCATTAACCTCCAATCTGGTACTTTAGCCATTACTATTAAATTATTTTTTTGTGCAAATTCATCAACAGCAATTTTAACTCCAGGATGATTTGGTTTAATATCATAATCGTGTCCGCATATAATTCCACCATCTTTCAACATAGGATAATAATTTTCTATATCTTCCTTTACACTTTTATATGCATGATTTCCATCTAAATAAATAAAATCAATGTTATTAGGAATATCTTCAAGTGCGTCGGTAGCTGATTTTTTAATTCTAATTATTTTATCTTCACTCCCCTTCAATAATATATTAGATATTTTTTCAGCATCTTCAAAAGACGAGACCTTTAAACTTGTATCCATAGTAGATATGCCATCTTTAAAATCATCAAACTCGCAATAAGGGTCTATTAGATATAATTTGTCTATATTCAAGTTTTGTAAAATAGATAATGCATTTTCGCCTTTCCAGGTTCCAACTTCAACTGCAACTATTTTTTTATCTTCAAACTCTTTCATTGCTATTTCTGTTGAGGGTCTTAATTTTATTTCTTTTATAACCGGACTTGGACATTTTTTAAAATACATTATATTTCTATACGGTCTACTACTTTTTTCATCATAAATTAATTCAAAATTATGTTTTAATGATAGTTCAAGTAATTTTTCTCTATCGCAACCTTTAATATTTTCTTGCATTCTTTTATATCCTTCCTGAACTCCAGAACTAAAACCTTCAAACTGGACTTCCATAATTACTTCATTTGAATTACTAAATGCATCATTTAAAAATCTTTCTGTATTAGGAACATGATGTAGCATATTTAATATTAAAATAATATCGTGTCTTTCTGGTAATTTATCTTTACCTGCTTCGTATTTCTTAAAATCCATATTAGTAAAACATTTTACTTTTGCTATCTCTCCTGCTGTGTCACAAGCTTGTTGAAATAAATCGTAACCAACTATTCTATTTGCTCTCATATCTCCAACCTTAAAACAATAATAACCGTTTAAACAACCTATATCTGCAACTGATTTATTTTTCCAATTAACTAAATCCTTTATTTGATTCCAAGTTTCTATTTCATATCCAGCATATCCTCCTATTTGATAACCATAAGGCAATGATATAGTTTGATAAAATTTATCATAATTAGTTCCATTTAGCGATTCTGCTGGTAATTTTTTCAAATCTTCAATTATTTTAATTACTTTATTTTCATCAACACCAATTATTATTTTCATCATTTTAGCATATTCTGTAATATTTTTAAATTTACCATTTATTGCATGATAACACTCTGCATTAGATAAATTGAAATTTTTATAAATTTTTTCATATGCATTAATAACAAATCTTTTATCTACTCTATCTGGATTAATTCCTGAATCTCTTGATTGTATTCTATTCACTATTGTCTCTGCGTCTGTAAAAATTATAATTGGTTTAATAATATGAGTTTTTAATTTAGATTTTAAATACATAAAATTTTTACCATGCATCTTTCCATTTATAATTGATAAATATCCATCTAAAAATATATCGTCGTTTGGTTTGTCTTCGCATTCTTCTACAACTTTATCCATTGATAAATTGAACTCTTCTTCCGTTCCATAAATTGGTAATATATCGGCTGGTATTACAAATCCGCCTATTGACTTCGCAAATGTTGTTTTTCCACTTTCTCCCATTCCTAATAATATTTTTAGTTCAGCCATTCATCCACCTGTTCTTTTATTTTATTATAACAATCACTATCTGCATTTACAAATAAATAATTTTTATTTTCTAAATATTCTTTTCTCATTACTATTTCCGCCGGTCCTGCTCCCGTACTATCTGGAGTTGCTATAATTGTTGGTTTATTAGAATGAAATCTATGGTAAGTAAACATTGAACTACTTCCAAACATATAATCAATTGTTCTGATATAATAAAATAATTCACTTATAGTTAACTTACTTCTTAAATCAATAATAAGTCTATTACTAATATCTAAATTAATTTCTTCTAAATTTCCAATCAAAATACATCTTATATTATTACCGGTGCAATATTCAATAAATTTTTTATAAAATGTTTCATTAATAAAGATTCCTTTTTTTCTTACATGTATCAAAAGAATTTTAGGACTATTATTTGCTGACTCTAATGGTTTTCTTTCTAAATCTAATAAAATATTTTCACCATTTTTCCATTCATAAATTTCCTTTCCCATTACAGCAGAAATAAAAATATCATTATCGTTAATTTTATCTTTCATATATTCTTTTGTTTCTGATAATCTATAAAATAGAAAATCATTTTTAATATTTTCATAAATAATTCCTTTTTGTCTATCAACACCGTCTGGAAAATAAATATTTTTATAAGAACCACATTCTTTTGGGACAATAATCCAATCATCAGAATATCTATTTAATAATTCTTCAGCTGTAAATCTTTCATTAATAAAAGTATTATCATGAAAATAAATACAATCTATATATATTTTTATATCTTCTTTTTTAAGATTTTTTTCTTTTAATATTGCTGGTAACATAGCTAAAAGGTCATACCAATCGCCCAACCCACACTGCAGATATAATATTAATTTTGTCATTTTATTGTTCCCCTCTCATTGCTTTTACCCAACCACTGTAGCCACCAGATGGATATTTCTTTCCATTTTCATCTTTACAAAATACATCTTCAAACCATAATTTTTCTTGTGCCACTTCTTTTAATATTCTAATTTCTTCTTGTGTAAATTCTTCTTTACTCATACAAACTTCACATGTTCAGGAATATTTTTAATTTTTTTGAGAGCATCATTATATTGTGAATAATAACAAACGTCACATACCGAACCATCGAAATGTTTTTGTTCTTTAAATATGCATTCCAAATCTTCTAGTTCTCCCATTTTCATATTATCTACATAATCCCTATTTTGTCCTATAATAGCATATTGCGCTCCGCAGCATGGAAATATTCCTTCTGGAGCAATTACTGGTTTTAATAAACTGATATAACAATCTTTTGTACCAAATGTACTATCTTTTCTTCCTTGATAAATAACCTTCGAATCATCAAAATTATTTTGAAAATATACCTGCAATAAACTTAAATCTGGAACATTTTTTAAATTTAAAAGGTCAGAAACTAATCTTACATGAGTCATATTCACATCATTAGCAAACTTTATTACTTCTCCTATTATTTCATAATTAGGATTATTAGTAACAACGTGACTAAATGCCCAACCTGTGTTTGGATTTTTTTGAATAGCATTATATATTTTTGAAAAATTAGGAACTCTATCATCTGAACTTGATATTCTACACCAAGTTAAATTATCATGAAATTTTAATTTATCAATATTATTACCATTAGAAACTAAACCAACTTCCATTCCTTTTTCTAATGCATAATCTATTGTTTCATTAATTTGTTTATATAACATTGGTTCTCCTCCTCCAGTAATAGTCACAGCTTTAGTACCATATTCTTTACTAACATCTAATATTCTTTTTATTTCTTCAAATGGTATCTTTTTCTTTTTATCTCTATCTGAACAAGAACAAAATTCACAATTTAAATCACAAGCATTTGTTGGAATTAACTGGATGTGATATGGTTTAATTTTATCATTATCGTGTATATTATTATGCATTAATTTAACCGGAAATGAACTTGCTGATGTGTATGATTCTACTGATTTCATTGTGCAAATAATTTCTCCATATCTTTAAATTCTCTAATGTCTAATTTACTTTCATCTTCTTCCATCCAAATTGCTTTTAATTCACCTTTATCATCATATCCAAATTTTTCTTTATCGTTGATGTATTTTTGTCGTTTCTCTTCTCTTAATTTTTTTGTCATGTGTCCAAAATGTTTTATCATTACATTAACATTTTGTTCGCTCGGTGTACAATTTTGAGGAATTACGCCACTATGTTCATCTTGAATATCATAAGCAAAATGTGATTGTACTTTATACATTTCATGTGACATTCTCGCATGTTTATCATTTTCTCCTTTTTTAGGTAGCATAACGTAATGGTCTTCGTCATTTCTCATTTCAAATAATGGAAACCCTATACTTTTATCGAATGTATTTAATAAATAAGTTCTAAACGAATTTAAATTAAATTCAGGAACATATTTGTCATGGTCTAAAAGCCAAACCCATTGACATTTTTCTTCTCTTGCCATATCTAATATTTTTTGATAATCTCTACTCATGTTTCTATTTTTAAAATGTTGTTTATGATATTGAACTACTTTTGGATGATTAATTAATTTTTCTCTAACCTCATCGTCAGCATCGTTATCAACTACTAAAATTACATCTCCACTTCTTTCAGCGCTTTCAATCCATTCGTTAATAAATTCCTTTCCTCCGCGAACTACTAAACCGATGGCGATTTTTGGATTCAATACTATTTCTATTTTTTCTTTATTCATTTTTTATTCCATTATTTAATTTATTTATATATAATTGAAAAGCAAAAAATACTTCTTCTTCAAATGGTTTATCATTTATTCTTCCTTCTTCATTCATAATTCCAGTTAATAATGCTTTTGCTTCTTTTACGCATTTATCAAATATTTTTTTCGTCATTTTTTCTCCCAATTAAAATCTGTTCATAAAACGACCAATCTTTCGGTGTTTCTTTTATCTCTATTCCATATGATTCAATTAACTTAATCCATTCTTCTTTTGTTTTTTTCTGTATATGTGTTGAGTCTGCTTCTAAATTTGGGTCTCCTATGAATGGAATTGAAAATAAAAATTTCTTTCCATATTTAGATATATTTGTTAATGTTTTATCTAAATCTTCATCTGATAAATGTTCTAAAACATCTATTGCTGTTATTAAATCTGCTTCGCATCCAATATATTTTTTTTCATTACTAATATCTCCTATTATCATTCCGGAAGTAAATGCATTTTTTATTGCCCACTCACTTATTTCTATTCCTAAACTTTTGTTAACATACCACTTCCAAAAGTATAAATAACATCCTCTTCCGCAACCTAAATCTAAAACACTCTCGGGGTTAAAATAGTCATTCCATTGCTTAACCATTAAACTATGTTTAACTTCTAATCCTCTATTAGCGAAATAAATCTCATCTTTATCAATACTAAATTTATTTAAAATAATCTCCGGTAACTCAATAGGATTTAATTTTGTAACAGGATACATTCCAAATAAATGCGCTCTACTCCAATTATTCAAAAAATCTTTTTCGTGACTAACATCTTTTAGATGTCTCAACATTTGACCATCATATCTTTTTTTAACATCCCATACACCTCCAACATAGCCCATGTGCCAAATAACACCATTATGAAAATTATAATTTTTTAATTCTTTAGCAGATAAAATACAATGTTCTGCATCTGGAAAAAATTTATCATTTGTAATTTTAAATACTCTAATAGGAACAAAATGAATTGGCTTAGTAGAATCTTCATGACATAAATTTCCAATTAAGTGTCTCATTCTTGGATTAAACGTATCATTATCTTCCCAATCATGTTCATCTAATAATTTTCTATAAGCAGAAAAATCATCTACTATCTCATCAGAGTCCAAATATAAACACCAATAATCTTTATAATTTTCTTTTAAATAATTTAACCAATAATTTTTTTGTTTTGATATTGCTAATTTATCTTTTTGAATAAATTTATTTTTAATTATATCTATTTTATCGTCTGGTTTTTGATTTCTGCAAAATTCTAGTACCATATCTAATGTATTATCTGTACTCCCACCATCGCAAAAAACAATCGCATCTGCGGTTTTAACCGATTCTAAGCACATATCAATTGTATTTTCACAATCTTGCCCCATGATAACACACACTATGCGATTTTTATTTTTCATTTTGAGTATATATCATTTTTATTTTTCCGCAATTATTACAAATTACTTCTGTTCGTTTTTTTAAATCATTAATCATAATTCTGAATAATTTCTTTTTACAATCATCGCATCGTTGTCTTTGTTCCATCTTAATAACTACCCCCCAATTCTTCTATAACTTTTTTCCACTCTTCTTTTAATACATTCCAGTCGTAGAATTTCATGACAGCATCTCTTCCATTTATTCCCATTTCTTTTCTTTTATCTGGATTATTAAATAAATAATCTAATTTTTTAACACCATCTTTAATACTACAAATTCCTCGTTCTACTGCCCACGAACCTGTTATTGTTCCATCTATTATTTCTGTTCCATGAACGTCTGGATTTTCTTCTTCTGTTGTTCCAACCAAATTTATTCCTAAACCTGCATTATTATCAATCACAAGTTCTTTAGTAGTAGTATAATTCGTAGCTAATACCGGAACCTGACAAGCCATTGCTTCGATTATAGGAATACCAAATCCTTCTCCGGATGTAGTTAATAAAAAACAATCCATTACATTATAAACTTCATTCATATCTTTTTCATCAAATCCTTTATAATATTTAGTACCAGTAAAAAATACTCTATTTTGAATTCCATATTTATTTATTAAAGAATTAATTGGAAAAACTTGTGCATTATCATCGGGGTCACAATGTAACATTAAAACAGCATTAGGATTTAGTTTAGCATATTCTCCCATTATTTTTAATGTTCTATCTAACATTTTTCTTCCTTGATTTCTTGCCACTACTCCAATAACAAACTTATCATTTACTCCCCACTTTTGTCTTAATCTATTTCTTTCTTCTATAGAAACTGGAAAATAATTTGAAATATCTATTCCGTGAGGTATATGGCGGGTTTCTAAATTATGAACTTTTTTACATTGTTCTTTACCAAATTTAGCCATCGCTATCGGTACATCTACTTTCCTTAGAATATTTTCACAACCAAGCGGCATCCCTCCTCCACCATCTGAGGGAAACCAAAAGATTGTTTTAGCTGGAGATAAATCTAATTCAAGTAAAAATGGATAAAGCATGAAGGTGTCTAAAAGTATTATAAGAACATCTATTTTAAACTCCTTAACATAAGTCGATAATAAATCTTTAAAATAAGCTTCTCTACCTTGTCCCATAATTGTGAAGTTTAATTTTCTACCATCTTCAAATGTTACTGGAGGAACTATCGTTTGTCCTACATAAGTGTGAGCAAAATATCTAACATTATGTCCTTCTTCTACTAATATGTTTCCTAAACTTTTTGCCTGATTCGAGTACCCTGTTGTTATAAATGGAGAATCACTTAGTATTCCTATATTAAAACTTGTTTTCATTTTTTATAAGTCAATAACATTTATTTTTTTTGAATGTATATTAATTTGTTTTTTTGAAAATGGCATTGGTATTGCACCAGACTCTAATATTAGGGAGGTTCCAGATTCATGAACTTTTACATAAATATTTTTCCACTTGTTCATAAATTGCACAGGAAGTACAACACCGTAAGTAGGTTGTAGGTTAGCGGGTTTCATTATCACCCTTATTTTTCGAAGCCTGTTATTAGTTTTGAATATCATCTATATAGAATATAATAAACAATACATTTGTGCATTTATAAACATATTTACAATAAAGTATATATGTTGTGATTTAAAATATCTTAATTTTTTCTCCAGTTTCTATACAAATGTCATAAACATGTAATTTTAATACATCGCCTTCTTTTACTTTTTCGGAAACTCTTCTATATGTATAGTCTGGAATTTTATCTCCTTCTGTTGGTTTTTTTCTGCATCCTTCTCCTTCGTAATGCCACATACCAAATTCGTTAGGTACGAAATTATAACCTTCTTCTAACAATTGTTCTCTAATTTTTAGATTATGTAAACCCTGATGATAAAGTTCTTCACTTTCGCTCAGTACACAATTGCTACAACGAAACGCATATGCAATATTAACATTATTTTCTGAATCTATTATATAACCATTACCTATTCTTTTAAATTTAGTGTCTAAAGGAAATTTAAACATTTTACTGCCGCACAATCTACAAATAATAAATTCATTTTCTGATAATAAATCTTTTATTTGTTCTTTCATATTCAAATTAATTTTTCTTATCATAACTAATTTTTCTATTTTTTCATTTATTATTTTATCTTCATGAGATGGTTGTATTAAATTAACTCCATCTATCTTAAGTAAATCTGCTCGTATATTTTCGAGTTCTATTTCAATATTTTTTAATAAATTAGAAAAAAAGTTTCTACTAGTATCAATAGTTTTAACTAATCTCAACTCATATCTATTTTCTTTCGACTTTATATAAAATTCAAATTCCATTTTTTTATAATATAATTAACAAATTAGCATTTATAAACAAGTTTATAATTTATTGTTTATATTTTATTATTTATATTCCAGTTCATCCACAGATAACTTTTCTTGTTCGGGTTCAATGTCGTTATCTATCATTTCTTTTAATTCTGTTAACTCTTTTAATTTACTTTCGACTAATGGTTTGTCTAACTTCACTGGAAATATTTTATTTATTTGTGTATTTTTATTCTCATAAAGTATCATTCCATTTTCTAAATTTGAAAAATATAAATAGAATTGTAATTGAAATATGTGAGAATTCAGAGGTTCTGTTAATTTTTGAAATGACCATAGGTTCATGGATTTAATTTCAACGATATAGTTTTTTTCACCATCTGTTATTATACAATCTAATCTCCCCTTAACTATGTCATTGGCATTAATATCTATTTCACTGGCTACAAGAACTCCCATTTCTGCAAAATACCGTGCATATCTTTCATGCACCGAATCTCCATTATCAAAAACCTTTCTTAGATTTGCATTTATTTTAAACTGACTTCCTTTCTTTAATGTATCGAACAATTCCTTTTTAGATTTAGTTACCTCAGTAACATAGAAATAATCTCGTATTCTCGGAGTAGTTTGCTTACTATCTAAGTGAAAGTCTATTGCTTTCTGCAAATCAAACTTATCTTCTTTTTCAAAACCGAGTCTAGATTTTATTGTCATATTATATGCTATCAACAATTTAAATAAAAATAAAATCTAGAATCTCAGTTTTATTTTTTCTTTGTTTTGTTGTTTTTAACAGCTTGTTTCATTGCCTTTTCTTGACATTTTCTACAAACGTGCTTATTTAGAGTTCCAGCTTCTTCCTTTATCTTGTATTGCTGGTAGTTAGTTTTCTTAACCGCTCCACATTTTTTACATTTTACAGTGTACATTTTTCCTTGTGTCTCCATTTTAATTGGTTATGGCAAGATTATGTCACTTATAAATGTTTGCTTTTTGTTAAAATAGCGTCTTCTGACCGCTTAATTTTAATTTTGCGATTGCTACAATTTTATCCAATTCTTTCATTCTACCCAATACTTCATAAATTGGTTTTGCTTTTTGATATATATTTTTTATTACCATTGCCGACCAATCTATTTTAATATTTTTATCTTTAAACTGTGTTTCATCTTCGAAGCACATAACATCGGACACTTGTCCTGTAATATATAATAACTTAAATTTATTTCCTTCTCTTAATCTTAAACCTAAATTTTCATTGCTCCACTTCACTCCTCTAATAACCGGACGATTCGCTGGTTTAGTTGTTGTATGTCCTTCTTTATCTGTTCGTGTAATAGTATATTTTTCAATTGCTTTATTTAACTTAGAAGGAATAGCAATATCATTTAACTCTATTTTTCTCATAATCATATCATCGATAGTTTTACAAACATAATCATTTAATAAATTAAAATCATCTTGCATTAATAACAATCTAAATAACTCCTTTTGAAAAACTTTTGACATTGGAGCAGTGTCGCTTCTCCTAACTTGCATTCCGCACGCTTTAATTTTATCACATTCTTCTCCATCATCCCAAGTTGTTCTTAAAACATATCTTTTCTTAGTTTGAATAAAAGCTTTTTTAGCAAACTTTTCGAATTCCATATTAATAGTACTCTTCGGCATACCTAAATCTTCTATTACAAACTTTTCAATTTGGTCGTTAATTAATTTTTGTAATCTTTTTCCTTCTACAATTGGGTCTTTATCTTTAGGAATTACAAATCCAATAGAATCAGTATCAGACATAACATGAGTATATCCTGTATCTTCTACAACTATATCTCTAGCTTTACAAATTAATTGTCGAGCATTAGCTGTTACTGCATTTGCTAATCGCAAATCATTCATTCTAAATCCATTAGATGCGAATACACCCCAAATACTATTGATAACGATTTTAATAGCAAACATTTTATCTCGTAAATCCTGTCCTCCAGTTCCTTGCATTTGTTCTTTTAATTCTTTTTTTAGTTGTAGCAAATCATCAATTACGCTTGGCATAATTCCTTGTCCTTGTTGGTCGACTTTTAAACCGGTTTCAATATTAACAATTATTCCATCGTCGCTAATTTTTTCTTTACTTAAATTAAAAGTTTTAATAATATTTGGATACAATCCACTATAATCAAAAAATACTACATTATCATATAATCCAGGATTAGTAAAAACATAAGCTCCTTGAAGATGTTCGTCTTCTCCTCGTTCTCTAAAAATAGGTTTAGTAGGAAATGATTTTTGAGTATTATATTTTTTTAATATCTTAGTATCGTGAATTCTCGACATATAAAAACAATCAGTAATATTTCTTACTCCAGCAAAGTTTCTAATTTGTTCAAACAAATCTAATAATTTACACTTCTCATTAATTCTAACTACTAATTCAACATCTTTTATATTATAATAAATCAGTTCTTCTAGGTTTTCCCTCCACGATTTGCTCATATCATGCACTGGTAACTTCTGGTCACCGAGCTCAGTATCAGCAACGCTATTTAAAGAATAACTCGCTAATTCTCCAAAGTGTAACTGTCTGTACATTTTTAAAGAATCTGCTAATACTAATCCTAATATTTTTATTTCTCCCTTCATCATCTTTGCTACTCTTGCATTAAAATCAATTCCGTGCCACATTACTGTGTCGAGCGGATTAGTAAAAGAACATAACTTTTCTACATCAATCTCTAAATGTTCCAGACGAGCATATAAATATCCTATATCGAATCCAATGTTCCATGCCGTTAATATGTCACCGTCTTCACAATTAAGATAAAAAAGAAATTGTCTTAACATTTGGTCTTCATTATTAAAATAGTAAATAGTTTTATCGCCGTCTTTTTTAATTACACTTTCAATATCTTCTCTCCAAACATATGTAACATATTTATTACTAAAACTATCGTGCGCCGTAATGCAAGTTATTTTTTCAACAGGATTATCATTATCAGGAAATCCTTTATCGCAAGTTGTTTCAATATCAAATGTTATTGTTTTATATTTTGTCGACTCAACCTTCTCAACTTTATCTATCATATATCGCATATCAATAGATAAATCTAATTCGTATGTATTATCTAAATTACCTCGTAAGTCTGTAATATATTTTTTAAAAAATAATTGTTCTTTAGGATGATTAAATATAATCTTATAAACCGGTTCTCCGTAAATATCATTAGGACCAAATCCAGACATTTGAGCATAAGTTGGAAGTATAAAGTTTTTACTTTTTAGGAGAGTATCGTTAACATAACAATATGGCTTAAAATCAGTTACTCGTCTAACTTCTTTTGTTCCGTCTTTATTTCTAATAAATAAAAGTATAGTTGGCACACCATTAATAATCTTAGAACTAATATCATATAATCCAATATACGTGTCTCGTTGCGTCATATTATAACACCCGCTTTACCATATCTATATTATATTGTATTGTGTTTAACTGGTCTTGTGTTAATTCAGAAATATTATGGTCTAATCTTTCTAATGGTTCCGTAATACATTCATCTAACTTAATTCCCATCGAACCTAACTTAAAACAAATATTCGAATCCATACTTCTTACCAACGGATATTTTTTATATGTTTCGATTTCGTGAATTAAATAATGATTAGCTCCAGCACAATGAATTGGCTTCCTAACTAAATCTTGTTCGTGTAAAAACTCTAAACATTTAATTCTACAAATTGCAAAATCTTTTGTTCCTGCCATTTCTGCAAACGCTTCCACAGAATATTTACTAATAGCAATTACATCTATGCTTGGATGATTTAGCATCCATTTGTAGCAAGATATCCATTCGCTTGCGTTTTTACCTTGCGGAAGACCAACAATTCTAAAATTAATTTTATCGTTTGTTGTTAAGTGTGAAATAAACTCTTCTGTTAATCTTACAGTTTCTTCATAATCGTATAACTTATCACTTGCCCAAATTTCATTACTATTAACATCTCTAGCAGATTGTATTACTTGTTCGACTGGAGAACTAACTCCATTTTCTGCAGCCATATTATCTGTGATTTTATAATTTTTATGGTCCCTATAATAAGCAGTATATTCAGGATTGTTATTTATCCAATCACAAAGAGTGAATGCTATTTCTCCTTGCTCTGAGAATTCTGGATAGTTTATTCCTGCTATAAATCCGAATTTCATTTCGAACCTCGCTCATTAAGAATCTTTATTTTACTATAAATGTTAACATCTTCTTTAGTATAAGAATTATTTGCATTATTTTTTATTTTCCTATTATGTTTTTGTCTATTTAATAAATATTTTTTTAATAATATAGCTTGTTCTTTTTTAACGTATAAATGCGGTATAATTAAATCGCATAATTTAATTAAATCAACTTGTTTCGAAAACTTTACATTATAAGTTCTTTTCCACCTATTATTAGGATGTTTATAATCTGATATATTAATAATAGTAGACGATACATATTTATTAAAAATATTTACACAACGTTCTATTGATTTTTTATGTGTTCCGCCTATAGAGATACCATAAGCATATGCAATACCATTTTTTCGCTTTGTCTGCCATATTCCAATATATCCCTCACCGTCTATAAAACCACACAACCACAACAAATCTGGGTCATAATTATTTTCAATATATGCTCCGTAATAACCATCTTCATTTATTTCAACTTTAACCTCTCGATTTTTATATTTTTTTTCAATTCTTTGTTTTAATGCTGACGCCATCATTTCACAACTTTTATTTTCAGTTAGTTTTATTTTTTTAATTAAACTATCTATATATCGCTGAAAACATATATATTCTATGTCGCGGTTATCGTGAAATTGTTCTATCCAAACGATAACTTTAAACTCATGATGGTGTTCATTTTTTAAAAAATCAACTTGTTTAATATTACAATCTACCCATTTATGCGTGTCTCTAAAGGATGTAGTTACTTTTGCAAATATTTTAATCATTTATTATTTCTCCTATACTTTTTAGTTTTATTTTACATAACGTACATCTTCTACCACCAATTTTATCAACATACACGCCTCGTCTGTTACAGCGTTCACATCTTAAAATTTCTAATACTTTTTTAACTTCATAATTAGTCATTTTAAATCTCTACCGCAATTTAATACTGCAACAGCTTTATGCTGGTGAATTGATTCATTATGATTTATTACAATTACATAATCATTAATTACATCATCTAAAATTTTATCTAATTCAATGGAAATATCTCTACTCATATCTTCAACAAATTTAGGATTATTATAAGCTGTTTCTGTTACATATTTTTCATCCGGTCTTTTTAATACTGACCATATAGGACAACTAGCACAATTTTCTACTATATTTATTATTTCTTCAATTAAAACATCTTCTTTTAATTCAACAGTAACCGAAGCATTAGATAATTGATTATGAGCAGAATATTCTGAAATTTCTTTACTGCAAGGACATAAACTTGTATAAGGAACGTTTACAGTTAAATATATTTTATCTTCACCATTAATACTTTTACCTTCTATCGTACAAAGATAATGTACATAACCTTTTATTTTACTAACCGGTGCTTCTTTTTTAAGAAAATAATTAAAATGAACTTTTATATAACTATCATTTGAATTTAATTTTTCCTTTAAATCTATTAATAATTGTCTAATAATATCTGTACTAACGTAATCTTCTTCTAAAACATCATGTATTAAAATCGGTAACCTACTCATAGAAATTCCTTTTTCTTCTTCACTTAATGAAACATAAATACTCACATCTCCAACAGTAGACCTTATCTTTTTATTATGGTCTAATATTTTAATAGGAACGATTAAATCTCTTATACCAACTTTATTTATTTTTTTATGCCTCGCGTCTTTTTGTTCTTGAACATCTGGTAACGCATTTTTTAATTTTTCTAATTCAATTGAGTTCATCTTCACCCTCCCAGGGGAAGACCAACCATTCGTTCTTCTTACCTTTTGTTTCAATAAAAAAATCAGGTTTAACCTTAGTCCACTTTGAATTATAAATACAAGCTATCTTTTTATTTTTTACATTTTGTAATGTTGTTCCTGTATCTGAAATATCATCGCACACCAAAGTATTTTTAGTAGGATGTATTAAAATAGGTAATCTTAAAACGTGACTCATTTTAACTGCAACTGGTAATCCGCCTCTCGGCACTCCATAAACACCATCAAATTTTATTTTAGAATCTACTACCATGTCAGCTAACTCATCTATCATAGCTCCTACTCCTTCCCATTTAATATAAATATATTTTTTTGTCATTTTGAATCTCCCATTATTATATCTGTTAATCCTCGTTCATATAAAAAAGTATCTTCTGGTTCAATTCCCAAGTCATTGCATGATTTATAATATGCAACTGCATTTTGAATTTGTTGATATTCTATTCTTTTATCATTTAATTCTTTTAGCTTTACTTCATAAGGTTTCATTTAAACTCCTTTCTCATTGCCCCATACATCAATATGTATTCTCTGGCAATATTTTTTATTATTTTTAACACAATAATTCCAAACATCTTGTTGAATTTTTTTATCTTTTTCTTTATCATTTGTTGTTAAAGGCATAAGCATTGTTGCATCTGATATCATATCTTTATTCATTTTTAAATCTGTAACTATTTTTATATCACATTTTGTTGACTCATCTAATCTTTCAGAAAACGCTATAACATTTTGTTGAGCTCGCTTATGCTTTGGACTAAATGCAATATAAGAAAATAAATCAGCATACAATGGAAGAATGTCACCATTTGTTTCTAGATGATGGTATATATATTCTTCTATGTTATAGATTCCAAATCCACATTCTTGTATTACTTCATATATTTCATCTTGTTGTAACATTGGCTCTCCTCCTGTCCAGACAACAATATTACATTTACTTTTTTTAATTTCTTTTGTAATTTGTGCAACTGACATTTTTTTTCCTTTAATATGATACTTTGTGTCACAGAAGTCGCAATTTCTATTACATCCAGATGTTCTTATAAATAATACTGGGTGACCAGAATATTTACCTTCCCCTTGAATTGATTTAAAAATTTCTGAGATTATCATTCTTTATTATCTCCAACTTTAATTTCATCTAAACTTATTTCTCTTACTGAGCCATCTGGATAACTACAACAATCAAAATATGCAATAGTACCATCTTTGAACGTTATCTTAATATTTCCAATTTCACTATCTTCTATTTTTAAAAATTCTTTTCCTATTAGTGCTTCTGCTTCGTCATAAATATGCCTTAAAGTTTTATCGCAACACTTTCCGGGCATGCCTACATCATCATAAATCTTACCACAACCGTGACAAATATATTTAGTCATTCTAAATCCTCCGAATCAATTTCACAATAAGAATTTGGACTCTCATAAACTTTAATTTTATAAGATAATCTATCATCCATTTGTTTTAGAAGTTTTAATATTTCATAACATAAATTCTCTGCTGTTGAATTTTCATCCATCCAATAAATTGCACCATCTCCGCAAATAAATGTAATCATTCCACCTAACTCTCTATTTTCCTCACAATCTTTTAATATAGTTTTATGGTCAAAATATTCCTTTAATTTTTTACGATTAGTAAAGTCCCAAAGAATTCCTACATCATCAAAATGCTTATCGTCACCATTTATTTCGAGATGAACCTCCCACCTATGACCGTGTAAAAAATTACATTTACCATCATATCCAACCAGTCTATGTGCTGCATCAAAATCGAATCTTGTGTTTAATTTCATTTATTGTTTTGTTTATGTTTACTTGTGTTTTAATTTAAAAAAAATAAAAAATAATATATCCAAACTAGTATTAAACACTTAAATACTAATTCTTAATCTTCCGTTGTTAGTTTTTGGATTAACTTTCTTAATAATTACGACTTCAGTTCCGATTACATTTTTAAATGCATCAACTTTGTACTTAGCAAGGAATTGTGCTGTTTTTGACTTTTCATGCATACCAACAATCCACTTCCCATCCATCTCTTTAAGATTATAAGTTTCTACATGAGTAATTGCTCTTCCAATTTGCTCAGCTCCAAATTCTTCAGTTATTAATTTAATTACTTGTACATCTCGCAACTGTCCTTCTGGTAACGGTTGTCCATCAAGTCCAAATTTTGATGTGCTTTCATCAACATCACATTCTTTAATCTTTACTCTTGTACCGTCCAATTTATCCATTTCTTCTTCCGATGGACCTCCAAATTTAACATACTCTAGGTTATCTACTTTTTCTGACATTCTACTATACCTCCTTTCATTACGCCTTCTTCGTTTTTTCGGTTACTTATGCAACCTTCTTTTATTCGAAAACTATTATTAATTTTATTTTGTTTTTTCATATTTTATTAAATTGTTATTTACTTATAAACACATTTATAGAGTTTTATTTATAATCTATTATATATTTTACATTTCATTTGAATCTAGGTAACTATTTCCTGCCTCGTTTATCATTATCATTGTATTTCTTCCAGATTCAAAAGTTCCTATTAATTCTAAATCTATTAATTGTTTTATCATTTTTGACCTCATATTCGATGTCTTTATTTTGAATCTATTTTCTAGTTCATAATGCATTTGCATTTTTGGCATGCTGCCCTTTAATGATAATAATTTTAAGATAGAAAACTTTATTTTTTTATCTTTATTTTGACTAGTAACTAAAATCTTAATACTATCAATACACTCCATAATAATATTATAACAACTTTTAATCATTTTTTTCTCTATTAGTGTTTGTTTTCTCCAAACAGCATCCAGCACACATAATTTATATAAATGAACACTTTCTCTTCTAACCATTGAATTTAAAATTTCTTTATCTATTGCCATAAATTCACTATAATTTGCTTCAGCTATTTCCCACAAGTCATCAACAAAATTATCACTACCAGCTTCAAATTTAAAATCTTTTTTATTTTCTTCATACCATTTTTTCATATCTCTTAATTTTTCTAATAATTTCATAATGTATTTTTCTTTATTAAAACTTTTTTCCGTCTTAGTATTAAATTTAGATTTAACAATATGCTTTCTAATTACTTTATGGTCAACGTCTGTTAAATCTTTTAAGTAAAAAATAGCTCTTTGAAACAATCCATTATGTAAAATAGCATTTACAATATTATCCATTTTATAAGTTGTTAAAACTATTGAAGTATTTGTTGTAACAGGAATACTATAACCGGCAACTCCTTTTTCAATTCTTCTCGACTTATCCATAGCTTGTCTTAAAATAATTTGAACGTGTTTATTATGCGCTCCTGGTCTAAAAATACTTTCTGATTCTGACAACGCTAACCAATGAGTATTTTCTAACCAACCTTTTTCAATTGGATTTTTATAAGTCTTACTACCATTAATTTGATTTTCTTCTGTTAATCCGTTTTTGGTATTAAATTCTACAGCTACTTGATTTACCGCACCTAATAATGTTCTATCTGTAACTTCGGCTGGTCTTTTTGTAATATATTTTAATCGCTCTAATATTTCATTAATTAAATTAACACCCTCATCTTTTCCAGAAGTAGAATATGAAGAAAAAATTAAATGAACTCTTAAGTCGTCTTGTTTTTCATCTAATATGGTTCCTAATAAATTATAAAAGCAAAGTTCTTTCCAAACAGGTTGTTGAGCAATACTATTATCCCAAATCTTATCCCATAATTGTTTAATAGTATAAAAATCAATAATTTCTTCACCGTTATTTAGTTCATACATAACAGGATAATCGTGTTCAATAGACCACTGAACCATTTCTGATTTATTATATTCTGTTATTTGACCGTCCATTGCTTTATCAACCCAACCCATAAACTCACCTACATTTTTCCCAGGACAATTTTCTACTATTTTTTGAGCATAATTTGTAGCTATTTCATCTTTTGTTAAACCGCTTAATACTAATCCAACAGCTAGATTTTTGAACAGCGTGTTGTTTCTATCTCCGTTTTCTATCATATTATTCATCGCGTATTTTAAATAAGGGTCGTTTAAATGAAAGTCGACTATTATCTTCTTATTTTCTATTTGCTGTACTTTTTTATTTTCAATATCTTTTTTACAATATTCAATTATTTCTTCATCAATTAAATTTTTTTCATTTGTGTTTACTGTATCATATAAATATTTTTCTTTTCCTGTTTTTAAGTGTTTAGAATATTCAAGAGCTAACCATTGATTTTCTTTCGCTAGTTTTTCATCTGTTCTAAAATATGTAATTATATATTTTCTTATTCTGTTTCTTAAATCTAAATCCAATTTTGCAAAATTGTCAAATAATATAGATATATGATAACCTCTCGAGCCAGTGTCCCAAATTACATAACTCCAATTTTTTTCAGTTAACTTTGTTTGAATATCATGTATTTTATATTTTTCCTCGACATCTAAAATTATTTCGTTTTTAAAACTTTTTCTTAAATTTATTTCAATTTTTTCATCTTCTGATAATTCAGAAATAATCTTTTCAGAAATCCATCTATTTTTATGTTTGCATTTTTTACAAACACCATAGGTATCTAAATCGGCTGACTTACAACCATTACATACTTTACTATTATACATAACTTTCATTTCAGAATTCTCTTTAAGTATTTTCCTTAAAAAATTCTCTTTAAGTTTTTTATAATTAGTCATCCTCTTTTATTTCTAATCGTTTAATTGAACTCCTAAGAAATGGAGTTGGAATTGAGTCCGATAATATTGTTAGAAATACATGCGTTTCATCATAATCAATAAAAATTCCATCTCGTGGTCGAATTTTATTACCGTCTATTACATATAACCTTACTTTTTTATTTTTATATAAATCCCAAATTTTTTCCTTCATTTAATCCTTTTACTCCTTTTAAAATGATATAAATTAGAAACAATAATTAGTTTTAAACATATTTATAAAGAATTATATATAATTTATTGTATTTATCTACTACTTTCGCTTTTTTTGTATAATATCGCACTCACAAAATTTACAAAGCTCTATTGATAGATATTTTTTATAATTAACTCCTTTCGGAATTTTATAATATTTCTCTTTATCGCAGTTTTCGCATCTAACTTTTTTACTATAGAATTCTGTCATTTTATAAATATCTTATTAAAATGTCATTAAAACTTTCTTTAGATATTGAACCACTAAATCGTTCGAGTTCCACGCCATCATCTAAAAGAAGAAACGTTGGAAGAGACATAACATTATATTTTTTAGCTATAGATTCTTCTTTTTCAACATTAATTTTAACAAATTTTATTTTATTTTTAAATTTTCTACTTAAACTATCAACAATTGGAGACATTAATTTACAAGGTGCACACCAATCAGCATAGAAATCGATTACAACAAGTATGTTATCTAAATTTTTCATTATTGTAAAGCAACATTAATTTTATGTTTACTACCATCTAAAGTTAATAATGGAGAACCTTGTCTTGCAGGTTCCATAGATTTTATATGAGCATAAGAATTCCAATATTTTAAATAAGCTCCAGTTAATATAAAGTGTTTTGACTTTCTATCAATAGTTTTACTTCTTTTATTTATTCCGTAACATTCTCGTACATGATGACTTAATTGATGTAAGTGTCCCATTGCATAAATTTCAACGTCGTCGATAATTTTTTCTAAATCTAATACACCTTTAATTTTAGTATGAGCCATTCTCGCTCCACTTGCACCATGAGTAGTATAAAGCGAATACGATTCTTTTCCTACTCTAAAAGAAATAGGTTTTGCAACGCCTAAATATTTACCTTTAATTTGTCTGCACATGTGTCTCATAATATTTACTCCATCATCTTTAAATACTCTCGCTTCGTGATTTCCAACATGTGCTCCAAGAAATAATCCTTCTTTAACAAACGGTTCATAAATAGCCATCCAATCTGACATTTGTTTATCTAAAATATCTTCTTGTTCATAAACACCAGAACCAACAGACCCTCTAGTTGCGCTTTCAACACCGTCACCCATATGTAAAATATGTATTTTATTATTATAAGCCCATTCAAGATTATTCATTAATTTTTCTCTATTATGTTGAGCGTTTCCAATATGCTCATCACCAACCAGAAAAATTTGTAATTGGTCTAAATCAAATTTTTTGTAAAAAAGAGTTGGATTTTCTTCTTCATATCGTAAGTTTTTTTCTGTTTCTAATTTATTTCTTACATTATCTTTATAACTCATTTTGATGTATTATACTTAAGTTATTTCTGTTTAAAAATGTTTAAATAACACCTATATAGATAATCAATAATTATTATTTTTAAGATGTTCGTGAAGATAACCCATGCAATTAAACATCAATCCACAAATGGCTTCTTCGATTCCTTCTCTTGATTTTATTCCTCTATGCTCTTCCCACCAATCAAAAAAGTGTCTAAATCCAGATTTCATATATTCTTCTTTCGGCATTCCCTTTTGCCAATTATCCGAGCTTCTTATTGTCCCGTCCTTTTGAAATCTATTTTTGTGCATATATTCAGCAAATCGTTTTAGAACTATTGGACTCAGGAAACCCTCGAAGTCTAATTTATCTTCATCGGTGTCTCGAGTTGCTCCGCTGGCGAACTTTCTTACTTTTGTCATTGTTTGTGCCTAGGTCCTTCAGAGAACCAATCGAACATATCTCTTCGAAGTTTAGCCATTCGTCCATCTGGATGGGTAAATACTATTCCTTCAACAAAATGTTCTGTTTCGTTTTCTTCTGTTTTTCCGTGTATTCTTAAATTATATAATGGCATTAATTCTCTAAACCATTCTCTTATAGATTCAAATGTTTTTGGATACTTACCCCAACATTTATACATAAGATGGTTTTGTCCATAAGTTTCAAATGGTATCCATATATGTTCATCTAAGTTATAAGGATTACCATTAATTTTTGGGCCAATACACTCGCCAAAATGTTGGCCATCTCCTAAAAATTCAGTATAACCTTTTGAATAAGAATTCATAATTCCTATAATTATATGTTGTTTACCTTTATTAAAAAACGGTATTCTTTCTGTTCTGTTCCACACAGCTGTGATTACTCCATCTGTTATATTTATAGAAACATTAGTACCATGTAATTTTTCAACTGCCATTACCGACTCGTCTTCAAACACCCACTCCATATCTTCTGCTATTTCATCTGTAACTATGTAGTGTCCATCTATTTCTTTTCTCACAAATGGTGAATATAATTTTGGCATGTCTTTTATTTTATCTATCATTTTATTTTATAGCATTTATGGTTTATAAATGTATTTATAATTAATTATATATAAATTCTTTATATTTAACAATAATTTTCCTACCTTGCCTTTCTTTTGATGCAATTAGTATTTTTGAAAATACTCGGTTGTCTAAATACCACTTACATTTCTTTCGCTCAGTTTTATTTAGGTAGCTGTTGATTTTTGATTCTACTCCGATTACTTCGCACACTTCGACATAAATACCATCTTCATTTTTCATAGATTTATATGGTTTATATGTTCGTTTAAATGCAATAAAATCAGGAAAGCCAGTTCCTATCGCCATTACTTTATTAAAAGGATTAAACTTTCTTTTTGCTGGGATTATTTTTATTTCTCCAGAAAAGTTTCCTTCGTCGTTATCAAATTTAACACATTCTAAATTATTACTCCACTTATCCACAATCCACCCATTCGCCTCGAGGTCTTTCCTCACCTTTAACTCAAATACAGCGCCTGCTGCTTTATTCTTTTTACCTTGCTTTACTTTTTTTGGGTCTTTTATTTTTTCCATTTTCTGACATTAATTTTAAAAATTTTGGTCCTAACCAAATCAAACCTAATATTAATCCTATTTTTATGAATTTATCAAACATAGTTTCTTTCTTTTTCATTTTACTTTATCAGATACACAAACTTTAATTCCAAATATTTCCATAATTTCTTTATTTTCTATTTTATTATTAGTTTCTACAATGAAATCATTCATCCATCTCATACCTTTTTCTTTGAGTTTAATTTCTTGGGCTCCTAAATCATTTCCTGTTATTATTTGATAATCGTCCTCATATAAAATTCTAAGTGGCTCTAATCTTAGATAAGCCATTGCTTGTTGTACATCGGCAATGGTTAAAATGTTATTCATTTTCTATATCTGTACCGTGTTCTTCTTTTAGATGTTTAATTAAATCTACCCAAGTTTTTCCATAATCATGACTTACGCAAAGAACTCTATTTATATGTTTATATATTCTTCTTGAATATGCCATTACTCTTTCTTCGCTTTCTTTATTTTATCTTCAAACATTTCATCTATTACTTTAACCATTTCAGTTAAGTCTGTTCCGTCTGGAGCGTTTCTTGCAATCATTCCTATTGACATCCAAAATGTTTTTTGTAAGTTTTTTATTTCTTCTTTTGTTTCATCCATTGGTTTTATCCTCCCTTTCAATCTTTTCACATGAACCCCATTGTAATTCTTTAAAAATAGCAATGTTTTCTTTTCCAAATTCTTGAATTATAGTGTCTTCGATTATTACTGTATTATATTCGCCACAATGTTCACAAGGGTCTTTCATTAATATTTTACCATCGTGTAAAAATTCACAACCTATTGTTAATGCACTCATTGCACATTCTCCTAATTTGGTTTGTGAAATAGTATCTTTTCCACAATTTGGACATTTGTAAATAAAGTTGTCATACATTCCCATTATTCTTTTACCTCATTTTGTAACCAATATAATACATCATAATCTGCACTAATATTTGTCATTATTTCAGTTTTTTCTTCAACATCATACGTTGGAACATTTAGATGTTTAAACATTTCATAATCTTTTGGTTCTAAATCATTGCATATTATATCTGTTGCATTGCTTGCTAATTTACAAACAAATTTAAATGCATTTCGTTCGTCTTCAGATTCTAAAATCATTCTTCTTTCACCTCTGTTAATTTATTAGAACAATAAGGACAATAACTAAATGATTTTTTTAATCCTTTTGAATAACCTCTAACAACTTGCATTGTTAATGTTGATGATAATATAGGAATATTTTCTTGCCAATCTTGGCATTTGCATTCTCTTTGTGTCATTTTATTTTTCATTACCAAAACACCCACCCTAGCGACCACCATATCAAAATGAATTGTATTATATAAGCAAATATAGCAGTAAAAATATTATGTTTACCAGCATCTTCGCCATGTTTATTTGCTATAAATAATAAACTAACGAATGATACTATATATAAAATTATTAATCCCCAAATCATTTTATAAAACTCAAAAGGACTTCTTTTTCTATTTGCTTAATTACTTTAAAATTATCTTTATTTTTAAGACTTATTTGAGGTCGTGGTTTTACTACTCCAAACATACTATAAACTATATCTTCGAATTCAACAAACTCTTGTTCAACGCAACAAATAGTTAATTCTTTCCAAACATAATAATCATCGTGTTCAATTCTTTTTAATTCAATTATATCTTCAGGAGAATTTTTAAATGAACCTCTACTATATCCATCTTCTAAATCAAGACCAGTGCAATCACATTTACAAAAATCCATTTGGTGAGTTAGTTTGCTATTTGATATTTGGATGCTATTACAAAGTGCGCATTTCCATATTATTATTGTCATTTTATATTACTATGTATTCTATATCAATTTCTGGTAATTCAGAAACTTCTAAGTTTAAATTTATTTGTTTTATTCCTTCTATTTTATATCCGTGTTTTTTCAATACTTCTAAGATATCTTGTTCGAATTTAGTTTTATCCATTTTATATTACTCCAAAATACATCATTACTTTAATTACTACCCAACCTGAGAATAATAGTATTGATGTACTTATTACTATTCCAAAAGCCCACATTGCTTTAAATTGCCAAGGTAATTCTTTAAAAAAGTTATCCATTTTAAACTACGAATGCCAACCCCTTTACTATCAAATGAAATATAACATATAACCACGACAATAAACCATGTAAAATAACCCATAAAATATTATTACCATTTACATAAGAAATAATTACAGCTATTAAGCTACCTAAACCAAGTCCACCTGTTCCTATATTTACTTTTGTATCACTCATTTTTTTCCTCCAATAATTCTGGACTATCGAAAGTATAACTCACATTTGTTGTAATTTCATATTCACAATCACATTCGTCGCAATAAATTGAATGTTGCCCATCGCAATAAATATCTCCGCTTTCTCCATCGTAAGGGTTTTGAGTATGTCCACACTTTGGACATCTAACTAAATTCTCGTGATTTATTTCTTCTTTATCTGTTAATCTGGTACATGAATAACATAATCTTTTTTCTCCTTTACCTAATCCAATAAATTGTTTACAGTTATCATTACTGCATCTTTCTCCTATATCTATTTCTGCTTGATTGTATGCATCCCAATCTGTTCTTCCATCTTTTTTAAAATCGTTTATATTTGTCATTTTATTATCTCTTACTGAAAATTAGTTCCATTCCATCTTCATCAGCATTAACCATTAGTTTACAATCGATGTCTAATGTTTCGAATGCTTCATTTAATTTTTCTATTTCATCTAAATTGAATTCTTCACCTCTTCCTTGATACAATGATACTGTTTGTTTTATTTCTACCATTTTAATTATTATTAAATTCTATTTTAAATTGTTCTTCAGACATAAATTTTTTATGTAATTTAATATATTTTTGTGTTTCTTCTTCCATATCTTGATAATTAAAATATAATGTTTTATGTAATTTTGTTCTTAAACAAATTATTTTTTCCGGACAATGAATATTATCATTATTTAGTAAATCAAAATAAATTTCGTCATATAAAATTACATCTGGAACATTTCTAATTAATTCATCTTTTAATATATATTTTAATAAATGAATTGATTCATTTTCTAATTCTTTTATTAATCTTTCATAAAAAAGTTTTTTCATACCTTCAGTTGGAGCCTTATATAATATCCTGTTATGATTTTTTAATTCTTCTATGGCTATATAGACAAGTAATTCTGTTTTACCACACTGTCTTGGACAATCAGCCCAGACTTTATTATTAATTTTATATTCTATATATATTTGTGTTTGTATATTATTTAGTTTCATTTTATTGAATATTATAATTATCAATACCATTTTGTATGTTGATAATATTCATACTATTTTTAATATGATATTCCCTTAATATAAATCTTAAATCTATTTTATCTATTAAAATTTCTTTATCTTTTTCTATAATAGTTTTTTCATAATCATTAATAGAATTTACTTTTTCTACAGAAAGAGTTCTTCTTTTTTCAATATTAGATAATTCAAGTTCTTTGGATTTTTTATATTCCAATTCTAATAGAAATGTTTCTATAGCAATTAATTTTTCATATTCTTTTTTTAATTCTTCTATTTTAAATTCTTTTTCCAAAATTTCAAGTTCTTTTTCTTTTATTTTTATATTTAGTTTTTTCATTTTGTTTGAGTAGGCCCCAGGAACGAGTATTGCTACTGATTACCCGTTCTGCCCTTCCGGTGAGAGCTCGACGGCATTTCCTGAATATGATTAGTGAATACGTGTACTAAATCTTGAATCGACGTGCCACACGACTTAAACCTTTGCTCCAAGTTTGAAAGGTCCAAGCCGAACGGGACGTCGGGATTTGGTTGAATATTTGGTTGAATATTTGGTTTTTTATTATCTGGTACGTTAAATATCTGACATATTTCGTCCACCATTTTAACAAAATCTATTGGTATATCTGACATTAAATCTTTTAATCGATGAGCATTATCAGCGTGATTATCCACATCCACAGGTATATGCTCTTCTTTATTTTCTTCCCCTGTTTTGCTTCGGGTCTCCAGATAATTACTAGTTTGAGCCTCGCAATTATCCTTTTTTCGCTGATTATTAATTTCAATTCTTTCTAATGGCTTTCCATCTAATGTTACCATTTTAGAGTTTATTATTATATCCATTTTTAACATTTCTAATATATTAATCATTTGACCATAATTTAATTTAGAGTCTTTTAATGTGTTTGATATTTTATCTGATACTATGTTTAGTTCTTTAATTGATTCTTGTTTATTCATTTTATCTTTTTTAATTTGGTCTTATTTAATTTGGTCTTGTTTAATTTAGCTGCTTCATCGAGAGCTTTGTATAGTTTATCATTTTTATTAAATTGTTCTAACCATAAGTTTCTTTGTTCTATTGAGTCTATAATTATTTTCTTTTTTAAGTCCTCGTTAAGATGTTCTAGTTCGTGTTTAGCTCCGCTTAGTAACCGCTCATGGTATTTTAAATTATATTCTATTTTTTCTTTTTCAGTTGCGCTTGGGTTACCAATCATTATATCTGCAAACCATTTGTTTTCTATTTTATCTTTTTGCTCTTTAGGTAAGTCTGATTCTCTTACTTTATTATAAGCATGTTTCATTAGTTTTAGAAACATCTCGTTGAAGTAAGGTCCACCTGTGCAAGATTCTATGAATGAATGTCGTAATATTGTTTCAACATATCTATCAAATCCTGTTTTTGCTTGCTCTATCTTTTGTTTAAGAATTTTAATTTCCCATTCTTCTTTTGTTTTTGGTTCTTTGTCTAACATCTTTTTTATTGTTGATTTTTTTGTTTTTGCCATTTTAAAATTCACCTGCGTCATGTATATGACTTCCTTCTTTATTATAAGCATACATCTTTAGCATTTGTCCTCGTTTGGAGTTTGAATGGTCTATTGCTTCTTCATCTGTTTCGCAGTAGCCTTCCAACCAATCGGTTCCGTCGAAAGTGTCTACTCCAATTACGAACGGTTTGCCACATAATTCAACCGATGTATCGCCTATTTGTATTTTATTTGTCATCTTTTACTTTTGTCCATTTACTTGTATATTCTTCATTTTCATATAATCCTAATTCAAACGATTGAGTTGATAATATGATTTGTAATACTGTTTCAGTTTCTTTATGTAGATTAGTCATATAATCATATATTTCTTCAGGTATTTCAAAATCTTCTATATCTATTTTGTATTCTTTTCCATTTATTTTCCATTTATTTTCCATTTATTTTCCATTTATTTTCCATTTATTTTCATAACTGTTTCTGGTTTACCATATAATATTTCAAACATGTCTTCAAGCACTCCTGAATTACCATAAGGTCTCTTTGGGTTTATTTCTGGTGCTCCAAATTCACAATCTTGCCATCCTACATTTGCTTTTTTTAAAAGAGTTAAATGTTCTTGTTTTAATTCGAATTGTTTATTTGTCATTTTAATTAATATATCCTTGTTCTTTCAAACATTCCTGCTATTGATAACACTTTGAATTGGATTACTCGATTACTCCTATTACTCCTATTATATTTGCCATTATTTCTTTACCTTTCTCTTTTTCGTTTTAGTTTCTTTCTTTATTGGATGTTCTTTAATATATTTGTCTAGCTTTTCTTTTAACTCTCTTGTTTCTGATAATTGGTAAGAGGGTTTGAAATCGTGATTTTGATTGTATTGATTAAGACAATGATTTATTTCAATTCCTTCAACATCGTTTAAGTCTTCGAATGTCATTATTACTTTATCTTCTGGATAGAAATATTTGTAGTATCCTTCGTTGTAACAACCGCACTCGGCGCAATATGTTGATAGTCCTATTTCCGTTAAACGGAATTGCCGGTCTTCTTTATAATACATCACGCCGAAACCATCAAACTCTTCTACTATTATTCCATACCTTGGTTCGATGTAGAATAGGTTTGAGTGACAGTTATTGCACATTGTTAATTGTTCTTGAGTTGAAAGTCGCCAGCCACTGTCTTGAAGCTCGATGCTATCCGGCGTAAGGATTAGCTTTGGTATCCGCTCTTTTTCTTTTATCATAATTAATATAGAATTATTAGTTTTATAAATGTATTTATTGTGGATTATATATAATTTATTGTATTTTGATTGTGATTTTCGGGTGTTTGATTGTCCTATATTTGTCATGAAAAATTTGCTTCTATTGTGTCCATTTTTCGAGATGCGATTTTGATTTGATTTATCCTTCATTTATTCCAATTTATCCTTGATTTACCGAATCATGGTCTCAATTTATTATTTATCGCGGGCTTATACTTTTTTTTCTTAGTTTTAGATTTGTTTTTTAAATAAATTGGAATTAAAAAGAGTATAATACTAATAGAGCTCATATTAGCGCGAGATATCGCAATTCCTATTTATTATTTGAAATAAATTGGAGATAAATTGAACCCCCGGGTTACATGCTTAGTATATAAAGGCTTGCTTTTTTAATTCCAATTTATCTCCAATTTATCAAAACGATGGAAAGCTTTATAAATAGGCCACAGTTTCATTTATCGTTCATTTATCGCCGAAAAATAAATTGGAATAAAATTATTAATTTTAAAATAATCATCAATAATATAATTAATACTTTTATCATGGCCGTCATTTTCGTCTCTCAACTGTGGCCGCGATTTCGCGTAATTTTACCACATTTTGATTGGCCTTTATTTGTTATCGCGAATCAGTAAGAGAATATCAATAGAATTGGTAAACTTTATTGATAATCTGCTACTGATTCGTATTAAATATAAAACCAGCAGGGATATGTTTACGTGTGCAAGTGGTTTCCCCCAGAAAGATTTTCCTATCCTTCTGTTGCTGGTTGAGTATGATTAGTGAATAGTACCGGGAACGCAATTAATAGTCGCACGCGCGTTAAACACATCAACGACGTTCCCCGTAACGAATCGGATTTGAACCGATGTATCGGGTATCTCCCGCGCACTTACCAGGCTGTGCTATCGCTACCTATATTATACATAGGAAAAGTGAGTATTTAAATGCTTGCCCTCTCTACTAATGGCCACTCTATTACGGAAATCTTTATAAGTGGCTTTGTCCTTATAATATTGATTTATGAAATCCCAATTTTGGAATTTGGATTTTGGATTTTGGAATTTGGATTTTGGAATTTGGAATTTGGATTTTGGATTTTGGATTTTGGATTTTGGATTTTGGATTTTGCAAATGTGTTTATTGAATTTAACATCGTCAGCGCTTATATAGTATAATCATTGAGCGTATAGTATAATTTATAGGAAGAGCGATAGTATGCTGATGAGTGTTGTTCACTATGCATCCTCACAAAGAGATACAATTTTTTGCATCGTAAACATAGTTATTTGACGTTTTTTTATATAATATGATAATTATATCGATTGTTTTAAAATAATCTTTAAACAATTTAAAAATAATTTTTTCAATTTTTTTGGTTGTGAGGGTTTGAGAGGATTTTAACATAAAAATACATATAAATTTTGGTGAGGGTTTTGGACGATTTATACATATAAACACATATACCTATTGTTTACTTGGATATGTGATGTTCCAGTATACATGTTCGGTTCATCATATATGTTCCACTAAGTGACCACATCATAAGGATATTTCTATACTTACTCATTTAGAGGTTATACTCCAAAGGAGAAAGGAAAACAATGTTTATAAACACCTGTATATTCTAACATACGCTTCCTATGGCCATAACATTTATAACTAACTATGGTCTTATTCTTATTATGGAAACAAAAATATTTGAAGAAATGGAAGAAGAAATTTGGAAGTTGACAAAAAAATTAAATAAGTTATTATTTGATTTTGAAGACGAACCTAAACTTAGTTTAGAAGTTGTAGACTATTTAAATGAGGGAGGTAAATAAATGGATGAATATGAATTTGAGTATAGTGTTGAAGGTTTAGATGAGCATATACAACTTTTGAAAGATTGTGTTAAGAATAAAGTTGATATACTTATTCACAACGAAGAAGAAGAGTGGTTTGTGTTGGGAGAACAAAAAGTTGTTATTTATAGTATGTTTGAAAGATATGGAGATGTGGATAGAGAAAAAATAACAATTGATGAGTTGATTGAAAAATGGGAAGAAGAAAAGAAAGAATTGGAAGAAGAAGAGAGATTGGAAAATATAAGAGAAGTGAGTGTAGATGAACATAAACAAATGCATTAATTAAATCACAATAGATTTTTTTTACTCGAATTCTCAAGTATATAAACCTTTTGGTATCCCTCTCCAATGATACTTTTTCTTTGTCATTCTATAATGAATACAAACATTTATAAACAAAAGGATGATAGTGTTTCTTTATAAAGATATGGAAAGATTTATAAATAAAAAACATGTCTGTTTGAGGACACATACCTTTATAAAGGACTATGGCCTTTTATTTTTAATTAAATATGGAGAATAAAATTTAAAATGAAACTAAATGACTTAATGAATGCGATTGCTGACTATAAGAGATATGTGGCAATGAACAGAAGACAAGTTGTTATATTTAAAAAAGCAATAGCTGATTTTGAATATAATGTTGACTTTCCTATGTTTGGTTTATTAGAAGAAGATATTTTGAATATGAAGAAGAAGTTAAATGCTTTTTTGGAAAAACCAGAAGATTTTTGTAGAGAATTTATTTTGGAAGACTTTGTTGATTAATTATTATTCAGAGAGTTGGAGAAATCTGACTCTCTATTTTTTTTCTTAAATTATTTCCTTTAAAAAGCTTTTGGTATTACTCAAGAATGCTAACAAAAAGTTGTCATTATATAATGATGCTAAGTTAGAAAATAAATCAGTTGATGGTGATTAGGGAAAAAGACTTTATAAATGTTTGCGAGGCCAATTGAGTATACAAAGCTTTATAAAGGCCATTGGCCTTATATAATTAATTAAATATGGAGAACAAAATTTAATGGAAAAAACAACTTACGAAGGAAATGAGCTTGAAGTAGAGATGAACAGCGGTGCTTGGATTTATGATGGTGTTGAGCATGAAAAAGTTTTGAAGATGAATCCAGAATTGCATGCTGCAATATGCATTTTTGTAGAAGATTATGTGGCTAATTTCGAAGCGATTAAGAAGAAAGAGCGAGAAGAAGCTCGAGTGAAGCGAGTTGCTGAGCGAGCAGCTGAGATTGCAGAATTTAAGAAATCGTTTGAAGCCGAGCACGGAGATAAGTTTAAAGAAGTTGAGTTGAGTTATGCAAATCCAGAAGGAATTGGTTATAATGCCAAATTTGTGAAATTTGGAAATACTGGATTTCGGATAGAGTATAATGAGAATGTGTATGGCACTGGATATTATAGTTCGAAAACTAAGTTGTCTTGGGCTGTGCAAGATAGTGACTACAAAACTCGAAGATATGCAAAACTCGAAACTGCAGTGAATAAGATTGTTGAAAGAATTGTCGAGCAAGAAGAAGAACGAGAGCAAAAAATTGTTGCGTCAAATGAGACCGAGCGAAAAGAAAATCTTATGAAAGAATTTGCTGAAAAGCTTGGACTTGTTTACAAGAAAGAGACAAAATATCATTCCGGGAATTACGGTCGGAGCGGATATGACACAACTCACTACCGAGCGATAAAAGGAAATGTGAGAGTAGTGCTTGAATGGGATTATTCGAACAAGTGTGTTAAATCGGGCACGTGCACGTTGACTAAGGAAGATGCATCGCAAACTTTAATTGCTGAGATGGTTCGGTTAGACGAAAAGCTTAATTAATATTTTTTTATTATTCAGAGAGTCGGAGAAATCTGACTCTCTATTTTTTTTCTTGAAAATTGCCATTTATAAACTTATGTGTCCTTTAACAACATTGTCTTATGTCCATAAGATTTATAAAGAATCGTGTTCTTAAATTATTAATTAAAATGGAGAATTTAAAATGACTGAAATAAACGATACGAAGGAAAATTGGATTGTGAATTGCGAGGATGTTCCGGAGAGCTTAATTGGTTTAACATTAGATGAAGCTAGACAAGCAGTAATGGATAACGTTTGCATTTCCTTGGATGAAGGGGAGGAGGAATAAAATGTTAAACGATAACTCGGTTGTATTCTGTGCTGAATGTCCTATCGAAAACGGTGACCAAGTTTATTGCGATAAGTGTGCAAAAAAACAAATCGATAAGTTAGACAAATTTAATGACGAACTTTTATAAGAATAGATTTTTTTTTACTCTGTTTCGATAGTACTTAAACTTATGTATTCTCTAACGAATGTGTCTAAAGGCCACAAGATTTATAAAGGACTATGGCCTTGGTATATTATAATAATCGCGAAAGTGTTATTATGGGTTGAGGAAGAGGTAGCTGACGGACTTCATAATGCAACTTGGAAATGCTGAGCCTCAACAATACGGCCTTTGAAAGACAGGGAAGAGGGAAAGACCCTCACTTTATAATCAAAATGAAAAACAAAATTAAATTTGTTATTGCTATTGTGATTGTTGTTTCAATAATCGTTTTTAGTATTATGAATTCAGGATGTCCGAATGGCTATGTTATGGCTGAGGATTATTCTTGTGTGATTGATACTTTTTGGAATAATTAAATAAAAGGAGGTATAAAGTGAAGAACTATAAAGATTTGAAAGTGTTGGAGAAATACATACAGGAGAATGGATTTGAAGATTATTTTAAGGTCGGTGGAATAATTTATACACAACAAGAATATGATGAAGAGGGTAAGCAAGTTAGTTACGGGAATAAGAAAAACGAAACGGGGTTTATCGTTAATACAGAAAATAGGTATGAATTAGGAACTAAAGACGCAGAAATAGAAGAATTTGATGAGTGGTATTTGAGAAATGATATCAGTTATTTAGAATAAGTAGAAATTAGATTTTTTTTTATTCGAAAAAGCCGTTTATAAGTATTTGCATTGTCCATTGTCCTATGTCCGAAGACCATAACACTTATAAAGGCCTTTTGTCTTATTATATTATGGAAATAACAAATACTGAGAGAGAGGAGAAAGAAGTTTTAAAAGTGCTAAAGCACAAGTTAAAGCTTTTAGCTACTGCACCAAACTTAGACTATAAGATGGTGTTAGAAGTTAAGCAAAAAGTTTTATTTTGTGAAGAGAGCAAATTAATGATGGTAGATGATAAATTCGGATATGGTTGGATAAGTTTTGAAGATATGGCTGATTTCGCAAGAAAAAGAGATTTTGAATTTATTCAGATTGTGGAGGTTGTACGAAATGAATAATACTCTAAAATTAAATTTCAGTTATTTTTTAACTGAAACGGCGAGTGAGAAATCACTCGCTTCATAATCATAATGGAAAATCAAGAAATGGCAGAACAAGTAATCGGCGCTGAAATGCTGGACTCAATTAAAGATGATTTAGAGCGATTTGGATTAGATGAGGAGTTATTGGATTTAAAATGAAAACCTATTGCAGACAAAACAAAGTGCAGAAATCAATAAGTGATATAATAAAGCCGTTTATGAAAGATGGAGATAGAATCGCGGAGTTGAAGAATGCTGGCATCGATACTTATACCCCTCTTATATACCGGATAAAACTAGGCGCTTATTTAATAGCACTCGGTATATCGCTATTCATCCCGTTTACTACAAGCGGGTTAATTATAATTGGAAGGAGGTTATTGAAATGAGTTATGAAGATTTGAAATGTCCAGCGTGTGGATGTGTGGGTAAGAATACTATCGACCCTTATATAGTATCAGAGCATCCGAATGTGGAGGAGGATTGGGTAGTATGTCAGTGCGGTGAGTATATAAGAGCAGTAAGCGAGCTCGAGTAAGCGAGCTTGAGTAATGAGCTTTGTATATATGTAGCGACAGCGAGGGGCGCGGCAAGCATATATGTATAGGTGTAGACAACACATGTCGGAAGCGTATGATAAAGTAGCGTGTATAGCATTGCTACATAATAGGGCGCATGGTTTAAAAGCGACAGTGAAAAAAAAGTTGTTTCTACATACGAAAATTTTGCGCAACGTATTTTTGGGGAGGTTTTTTATATAATTAATAATTCTACGCACACCCGCTGCATACTTGTCGCATACCCACACCAGATTATATATAATCCTCAGTCAATACATTTATAAATTTAATAATTTTATTATTCACAGGTTCATAACCCATAAGCTCCTAAGAGGCGAAAATATCTTTGCTTAGCGGCGAGGAGGAGCAATCTCTACAATCGTTATGAAATCCCTAATTAAGCGCTGATGCGTGGGTAACGATGCTGCGATGTCACATTCCAATAAATTTAGAGTCTGATGATATCGCAAGCAACTTTCCCGAACTCGACGTGACAGCTAGCACCGTCGGGTCGGGGTGCATGTTCAAAAAATAATAAATAATAAAAAATGATAAAAAATGATAAAAAATGATAAAAAATGATAAAAAATGATAAAAAATGATAAAAAATGATAATAAAAATAATAAATAAACTACCGTGGGATATCTTATACTCTATAGGAATTGTAATTATCTTATACATACTAATAACAAAATGATAAAAATGAAAATGGAGGAAATAAGCAATGAAAATTAGTAGAAGTTTTAACAAGATGATTAAGTTATCAGAAAAGATTAGCAAAGCAAAAGAAGAAGCTAAAGGAATGATTGTAGATATTGGTGTAGAACGAGAAGAACTTGACACATTAGAAACACAAATCAAGTCAGTTATTAAATTATAATAAATAGTAACATTTATAAACCAGTAGTGTTTAGTATTATAGTCTTTAATGACGCGAAAGAGGACGGAGATGGAAAGCCGTTAATCAGATGAAGGAGGACTCGGCGGGCTATAGGGATGCATAGTGCAGTGCTAGCATTTCTGCGATGCCGCAGAAGACCCAGGTTAAATTCCTGGTGCATCTTACTTTCGAGAAGAATCTGGAAACAGATTAGAAGTAAAACGAGGCGTTAGTGCACGCCTATCCTCATTGTTGCAGGTTCGAATCCTGCCTCTCGCATAAGGCGTGTAGTTGGTGGCGTCGTAAAAAAAAGCACTACTTGATACCGATAATTCGGTACTTGGGGATGGCAAAACTAACCTCTTATGAAAATAAAGCAGGAGAACACATCCCCAGCCCTTAAGGGCAATTATAATCAAAATGACAGAATACAAATGCCCAAGTGAAATAGAATTAGAAGAAAAGATACATTTTCAAGAAACAATGAAGAGAAATAGAGAAATAGATAAAGATTTTTATATGTTTGAAGAAATTTCAAAAGGAATTATGAATTTATAATAAAATGAAAAACAAAAATAAAATTGTATGTGAATTAAATTGTTATTTAGATGGAGATAGTTTATGTATTATAAAAAATAATTTTATTAATTTACAAGAAAGTGAAGCAGTTTTTATAAAACCCACAAAAAAACAATTAAGAGAAATAATTAAATTAAAAAGGAGAAAAAGATGAAAATACAAAGAAAAATAATTGAAGATATTACTAAGATTGTTTTAAGACAATTAAATTTAGATGGGGTAATTGATGGTAATAAATATCAAGGAAAAGATTTTGATAAATTAATTAACAAAATAATTTTACTATGAGAAATATAGGAGAAAAAACTTTAAAATGAAAAAAGAAAATAAAATCGGATGTGGGAAAGGATTAGAAGAATATGGGAATGAAATTGATTGTGGATATAAAGATATTAAAGGAATTTATTTATGCCCAGAATGTCAAAGTCAGCAGGAACTCAATTCTAAAAAGAACTGTGTAAAATGTAAACCTGTTGACACCTCAAAATCGCAGTTTAATTTGAAAGAGAAAAGGATATTAAATAATGGAGCATATGGAGAATTAGACATTGAAAAAGTATACATGGAAGAAGATATCAAAGAGTTTATTCGGCTGGAAGATGAATTAATTAATAATTTCAGATTTAAAATAGATTCAAATGGATGTGTCTGTAATTTAGATGAATTAAAAGAAGAAAGAGAAAAACTCTCGGGGTTTTCGTCTGATTCCTCGAACACACACCAAAATAAAAAAGGATTTGGTAGAAGTTATGGTTATCCTATACAATCACCATCAAAAGTAAATCAGGAGGAGAAAAGATGATAATAGAAATATCAACAAAAGATAAACAAGATGAATATCTTTTTTCAGATGATCAATACGAAAATATAAAGAAAGTAATTGAGGCACTTAGGGAAATTACATATTAACAAAAGAATGAAACAAAGAAAAGAAACAAGAATTGAAATAATAGATATGGATGATGAAACTAAAAGAAAATTTGTTAGACGGAATTGTAAAATTGAAGAATCAATTCAAGATAATGGAAGAACATTAAAATTATTTATATCGTCAAAATTACCTATCACTAAATTAAATAAAATGGAGGAAAAATAAAATTAAATACGGGTTCGTCTTAGTCATAAATTAAAATGATACAAAACTCATGATAACTGAAACAATGGAAAAAGAAAAGAAATGTATATTTTGTGAATGGGAAAAAGCAACACAAAAAGAAAGAGATGATTGCGAATGGTATAATTGTCCTAAATGTAAAATTAAATGTGGGTTAAGTTCGTCTTAGTCATAAATTCCGTCGATAAAACTAAATATTACTAAAAACAATACATTTATATACTACTTATTCTTATACTTATTATAATGGAAACAATAAAAGCAAAATGTCAAAAATGTTCTTACGAATGGGAAACAAACTCTAAGATGATTATGGTTAGTTGTCCATCGTGTTGTGCAAAAGTAAAAATTAGAGAGATTAAAAAATGAATAAAGAAACAAGATTAATTATAGAAAATCAAAAAGAAATAATGGAATTTTTATTATATCCAAATTATCCTGAAAGTTTGATTAAACAAAAGAATAAAATTATAGAATTACTAATTCCAAAAGAATCAGATAATGAACAAAAAATAAAAAAATCACTTACGTCAAAAGGGGAGAAACGGAATTAAAATGGTAAAATTAATAATAGAAGCTGCTGCAATATTGAACGAGGATAATAAAGAGTTTTTTTCGGAACTTATGAGTAAAGGAGTTGATGCAGTTGAACCAGAGATGAAAAAACAATTAAATAGGGGAAAAGAAGAATGGATGATACAAATTACTTAGTATTTTTATTGAATAATAGATTAAATGAAAATTATAGTATTAGAGAGTTGAAAAATGAAATAAAAGAAAGATTAAAAGAAATAGGAGTTATGAACGAATATGAAGATATTGATGAAGAAAAGCTTTCGTCAAAGAACACGGAGGAGAATCAGAATGAAAATTAAATATAATAAAGAATTAAAAGCTAAAATGTGTGTTCCTGAAACACCATTAGAAGCAGTTGAGCAATTAGAAATATTTTTTGAATCAGATATATGGTATTCTAAAGAAAATGAATGGAAAACAAAAGAAGATATGATTAAATATTTAAGAGGATATTTTAATATTTGTAAAAAAGCAATTAAAAAATGTTCCAAGAAGAACACAGGAGTGAAACAAGAATGAAAGATAGATATTTATGGGGTTCATTAATATTTGGACTTTTAACAACGTGGACAGGAACATTAGTTTATAATTCTCATTGGGGAAAGTTAGGATTAATCCCATGGTTAATAATTGCTATTCTATATTGGATTGATATGTGTTCTAAAAAGAACATGGAGGAGAATAAATGACTAATTTAAAGTATCACGAAAGTTTATTAGTATTTGGTTCAATAGGTTCTACACTAACAGGAATTGTATTTTATTTTATAATGAGAATTAAAGGAATCTTTGGTTCATTAATTACTATTTTACTTTTGATATTTGTCTATGTTGGAGTTGAAGTTTATACTAATATGAAAAAGGATTTAATAAAATATGAGCTTTCACTTTTGAAAGGAAATAAGAACGATGGATAAAAAAGAGATTCAATCAGAAGCAAAAGATTATTGTGGAGATATACTTCATTGGATAAATAAAGGAGATTATTCTTCAGCACAAAGAATGCTAACTTCTTTTAGAAAAGCAATAGGTATGTGGAAAAAGGAAGGTGCACAATAATGACATTAAGAGAACAACTTTCAGATTTAGAACATAAGCAATGGGCTCACTGGACAGATTATTTATTAAATTTATCTACAACAGAATTTAGTGAAAATATTGAAAGATGGCATAGACAAATTAATACAGATTATAAAGACCTTTCAGAAAAAGAAAAAGATTCTGATAGAAGTTGGGCAGATAAAGTTTTAGAATTAACAAAAGTGAGTATAGGAGAGTTGATTGAGAAAGAGATTATACATTTTGAAAAACCAGAGACGGAAGTAAACAAGGCAATGGTGTTTTATTTAAGAGATTTATTGAGAAAATTAGATACGCTTTGTAGTCCTTTGACGACAGGAGAGAAAGAATAATGTGTTTATTTTATAATTGGGTATATAAAGACAAAGAATTAGTTTCAACTTCTGATGATATATGTGAAACTGTCATTTATACAAAAAGATTTTGTAGAAAATGTGGAAAACTTCAAGAAGATTATGGTAAGTTTAAAGGGGTTCAAGAGTGTTATTCTTATAAACATAAGTGGAGAACTATTGGATATTTAAAAAAAGGTTCGCATGATTCAGAGGAGAAGAAATGACATATGAAAATTGCGAATATTGCGAACACAGATTTGATGCCAAAGGAGAAGAGCTGTGTCGCTCAGAAGAATATAAGGATTTAAATACAGCGCAAGAAGAATACATGATTGAGAGTGGAATGGAGTCGATTCGAGGTGATTTAGAATGATAGAATTACCTTTGTGGATAAAACAAATATTTTGTGTGCATGATTGGAAATATGCGCGCTCGTTTAGATTGGTAACGTCGGCATATGTATGTAACAAATGTAATTTGGTGAGGATAGATAAATGATAAGCGAAAAAGGTCTTGAAAGATATAGAGAATTAAAAGAATTCAAGAAAACGTGTGGTTTAAGTAAAAAAGAACAGCAAGAATTGAAGAAATATACTAAAATATTAGAGGTGAAATAATGAAAACACTACTATATTTAAGCGGATTTACCGGAATTGAAGCATATCATAAATTATTTATGAGTGCTTTGAATTTTATAAATAGGTGGAAGTAATAGGTATGATTTTAGTTAATCATATATTTTATTTTTATTTTTTTAAATTACAGTCGGGTTGTGACGAAATAGGTAAGCGGTGACAACCTTTTCGACTGAAAGGCAGCTAATATGGTGCGTCTTGTCACATAATCATAATACTATATAGATAAAAAACGAACCTTAATAAATAGGTAGCATTTTGTAAGGTTACTTTTATTACCATGAATGAAAAAACATATATAATAAATAAAGGAACCCAGAATAATTTTGAAAAAGATTATATTAATTATTTACGTGTGTATGGTGATTTATATTATTCTATTGAAGAAGTTGGTAAGCTAGAACATAAATTATTAAAAGATTATGATATAACAATCAGTCAATTAAAAAATAATAAATTTATTTATGTCAGAAAACATTTAAAAGATAATGAATACTAAAGATTATATTAAATATCAAGTTGATTATCTCAAATTTGAGAGAGGTATAATATTCAAAGACGAATTTTCTGCATATCGTTTCCTTAGAGATTTATATGTCGATGAAAGAATTGATAAAAAGATGTTCTGGTTAGCTGCTGGAATAACTACTGCTATGTTAACTCATAGTTATGTTGAACATTGGAAAGATAAAAAGAAAGTTTTTGAAGAAATTAAAAAAAGTAGTTTGGAGGATAAATTAAAATGAGAAAACTAACAAAAAATATATTAGTTTCAGTAACGTTTGTTGCTATTTGGACAGGTTTGTTTATGAAGTATTCAAAAGGAGAAACAATTAATCGATTTGATAATTATAGGGAGAAAGCAAAATATTCTTGGCATGAATTTAGTGATATAGAGCAAGGTAAAAAGATTGGAGCAGTTTATGATTTAGATGGTGATATGAAACCAGATTGTGCAGAATTTTATGATATAATGATTGGTCCTTTTGGACATATGTATAAATCTGATAATCCAAATATGTATTGGTTTGATAATTTTCCTAATAATAAAATCGAAATACACGAATTATATAATGATGCAAGTGCTGATGGTTTAAACGGGAATGAAGTTCAACAAAAATATAAATTAGAAAATTTAATATGAGTCAATCTAAACACGATAAAGCATTAGAAAAAATAGTGAATAATCCAGATATTTTTATTCCAGATAAATTATTTTGGAGTGCTAAAGAAACTAATTTTTATAGAACGAACGGACAACTTTTGGCACAGCCGGACTTTATGGGATATACAAGAAAAGGAGATTTGTATATTTTAGAGTATAAAGGAAGTGATAATACAAGTGCAAGAAGTAAAGCAAGACATCAATTAGAAACGGCTAAACGATTTGTTGAAGAAATGGGATTTACTGGAAGAATTGAGACACTTTATGTTAGCGGTAGAATAAAATGAAACTCGATTTAGTTAAATATTTATTTGACATAGAAAAGTATTTTGATAGAAGTATGGATGAAATAATTATTAATGACGATTGCTTACCTTATGTTGCTGATGGTCTGGTTGGAGCAATTTATGTTTTGGATTATGAAAGAAGAATTCCAGAAACTTTTGAACAATATATACAAATGATACAACCAGCTTTTAATGAGCTGATAATACGCGGAATGTTTGACCCTAAAAAACAAGTGAAGGCATACTGATGAATTTGGAATATAAAATTAACCAAGGAGAACTAATTGAATTTGAAACAGAGATTACCAGATACCACTTTAAAAGAATTCAATCAAGAAGAAACCAAGGAACAGAAGCTATACATCAAATGAGAAAAAAAATTATAGAAAAATATAATTTAAATGAAGATGAGTTTGCGAATAATTATAAAACACATTATAATAGGATTTGTAACTAATATAGAATATAACAAAAAATGGGATTAATAGAATTAATTACAGCTGTAACTTTTATTCTTGGTGGTAATTCTTATCATGTTGATAGGGAAGTTAATTGGAATGAAGAAAATAACATTAGAGGAATTGAGTTTCAATTAAAAGATTCTAATTATAGTCCATTCATTAAATTTTTAGATAATTCTTTTAATCAACCATCTAAAACAATAGGAATAAATTACCAGAGATGTACAAACGGAGAATTGAAACTTTGTGGAGGATATTCCGCTGGTGTTGTTGATGGATATAAAGATAAAGAATACCCAACGTTTCCTTATGCTGCACCTTACGGAAGTATAAAATATAAGAATTTTGAATTAGGCGGTGGATGTTTACCAACTGCTTGTATGTATGAATTGAAATTAAAAGTAGATTTTTAAAAGAAAAGGTTTATAAACTTGTTATTTTTTATTTATTCATAATGGAGGAAAATATAAAGTGAATAAAAAAGGACAAAGTGAAGGTGGAGTAATAATTTTTTTTGTTTGTTTAATAGTTGTAATTATTCTATTAGGTATGTGGGGAATGCCTAAGTATGGAGTTTATTCTAAGGAGTTAAGTGGTAAGGCGCAGTTGAAGGAAGCCGAATGGAATAGACAAATTGCAATTCAAGAAGCAGAAGCAGAGAAAGCAAGTGCAGGATTAAAGGCGGAAGCTGAAGTAATCAGAGCGCGTGGTATTGCCGAAGCAAATGAAATTATTGCTGGAAGTATAACTGAAAGTTATTTAAAATATAGATTTATTGAAGGTTTGAACAATGGTGTCGGTGAAGTGATTTATGTTCCAACTGAAGCAAATTTACCTATTTTAGAAGCTAGAGGTTAAACAAAGTAATTTATTTTTTTATTTTTTTAAATTTTTATGGTTCTAATAGGGAAGAAAAGTGGAGTAAAATATTCAGAAACATTTTTTAGGTTTTGTAATGAATGTAATAAACGATATAAGCCGGATGGTAAGGCTCAAAAAATATGTAATAAGTGTATAAGTGAAAGGAAATTTGGTATGAAGTTAAAGAGCAGCAATATTAGCAAACATTTATAAACTATTTGTGCGTGAGTGTTATATAGTAAAATGGATAAATTAAAAACACAAAAGCAAAAGGAGGTTATAATGATGGATAAAGTAAAAATAAAAATTTTTAAAAATGATTCTCCTGATAAAGTTGCTGAAGAAATTAATAGTTTTGGTAATGTTAAAAATGTAATTGCAACACAACCGTTCAGTGTAAATAATAAATGGATTGTGTGGTGTTATTATAAATAATATAAATTTAAAAATTGGTGATTAAAATAGTAACAAAAATAAATAGTTGGAGAAAAAGAAAGAAAGGAAATATTGGAAATCAGAATAGTGTTGATGTTAAGAGAAAAGTGAGTAAGATATTAAAAGACAAAGGGGAAATAGAAAACGAATTAAATTGCCAATTTATAAGGATAAAAGATTATAAGTAGTGATAGGTAATAGTATGCTTTAAAGTATACAAACATTTATAATATATATTTTATTATAAATATAAAAGGAGTAAAAGAAGTGATAAAATGAATAAAATAATAAATATATTTTGCAAAGAAAAACCGTCTCTAATTTTACTATCGTTAAATAAAAACAGTGGCACCGAAAAAACCATAAGTAATTTGGCAAAAGATTCTGATTGTGTTTTTGCTCATGTTACCAATATACTTAAGGCTTTTCATAAAGAAAATATTACAACATTTAAAAAAGAAGGTAGAACAAAAATAATTAGTTTAACCGAAAAAGGAAAATTAATAGCTACATCACTTGAACAAATGATAAATGTTGAAAGCACACTTATAAGCAACTCTTAAATATTAGGAGATTAATTAAAATGGAGATAAATTAAAATGCCTGAAGATGAAGTAGAAACACCGGAAGAAGCAGTTGAAGAAGTAGAAGTAGAAGCTGAAGAAGAAGCTGAATAAGTCTTCTGAAAAATTTATTATTTTTTTATTTAATATTAAAAACAAAATGACAAAAATCGATTACGAAAATGTAGGAAAAGATGTAAAGGAATGTCTTTATAGTTTTAATGATAAGTTTTCTAAATTGGAAAGAAAAAAAGATGAACTGGATAGTCAATTTTTAAAAAGAATTGTTAATAACAGAAAAAGATGTTTAAATAAATTAACAAACGACAAACATTTATAAAAGACAGGTTCCTTTATATTATATAATAAAATGATAACTAAAATACTAAAAGAAGTAAATAGAGTAATGAAACCGCATGCTGTATATGCCGTTGGTGGATGTGTGCGTGACCATTTATTAGGAATCGAGCCAAAAGATTACGATTTTTGTACTTCTGCTACTCCAGAACAAATTGAAAAATGTATTAAATCTAAATCTATGAGAGCATATTTAACTGGAAAGAGATTTGGTACTATTGGGTGTAAAGTAAAAGTTGATGGTAATTACCACATGATTGAGATAACAACTTTTAGGAAAGAGCAGTATGCAAAAGGAGATAGAAAACCCGACGTTGAGTTTGTTACTTCGTTACATGAGGATTTAAGTAGAAGGGATTTTACTATTAATAGCATGTGTGCAAGATTGGTAAACGACAAGCTAAAAATAGTAGACCCATTCAACGGTCAGGAAGATTTGAAGAATGGAATAATTAGAGCAGTTGGTAATCCTAAAATAAGATTCAAAGAGGACCCATTGAGAATTTTAAGATGTGTAAGGTTTGCTTGTAGATTTAATTATGAAATAGAAGAAAAAACAAGAAAGAAAATGGAAAGTGGAGCAATCCAAATTTTAAATATTAGTAAGGAACGGTGGGTTATAGAGTTGGATAAGATTTTACAATCTAATAATGTTAGAAAGGGATTAGAATTATTATGGGATACTAAATTGTTTATTTATATGATACCAGAATTGTCTTTACAGCGAGGGTATGAGCAAAACTCTCAATATCATAATTTTACATTAGATGAGCACACTATTAAAGTTGTAGAAGCGGTTAGAAAGGATACTGATGATTTGAATTTACTTTGGGCTGCGTTACTTCATGATTGTGGAAAGGTTTTTTGTAAAACAGAAAATAAAAAAGGTTATAATAATTATATATCCCATGAAAATATAAGTTCTGAAATTGTTTTAAAATATGTTAATTATTTAAAATGGAGTAATGAAAGAAAAAATAAAGTATATGATTTAGTTCTCAATCACTTAGATGATGATTGTGAACTTAGAAAATATGATAACTTAGGTAAAGTGTAATATATATAATTTATTATAAATACATTTAAATACTCATTATAATATATTATAATATGAAAATAACAAAAAAACTAGTGAAAATAGGAGATAGTATTGGTATCATTATTGATAAACCAATACTTGAAAAAATGAAATTGAAAGAAAAAGATTTAGTTGAAATAAATATTAAAATAGTTGAAAATGAAGAATAAAGGTTCTTGGAAGAAAGGTCATGTCCCTTGGAATAAAGGTAAAAAGTATAAATTAGAAGAAATTCATAGTAAAGAAAAAGCTGAAGAAATAAGAATAAAAATGAGAGACTCCATGGTAGGTAAAAAGCACACAGAAGAAGCAAAAGAAAAAATGAAAAAAACTTATAAAGAAAAATATGAAACCGGATATGAAAATAATAGAAAAGGAAAAGAAACACCAGAATCTACTAAAATAAAATTAAGTAAAGCAAATAAAGGTCGCAAACCTTGGATAACTGGCGGTCACCATACGGAAAAAACTAAAGAAAAAATAAGTAAATCTAAAATTGGAAATAAACATACAGAAAAAGCAAAAATGAATATGAGAATATCAAGATGTAATTATATAAAAAAGGTTGGTGGACCTACGTTTGGCAAAAACGAAACTCAAATACTAAATGAATTTGAATTATCTAATGGTATTAAGTTGATAAGGCAATATAGTATCGTAGGATATTTAATAGATGGATGTTGTAAAGAATTGAATTTAGTGGTTGAAGTTTATGAAAAGTTTCATGAAAATCAAAAAGAAAAAGATGAAAAAAGAAAACAAAAAATAATAAATAAATTAAATTGTGATTTTGTAATAATAGAAGATAATTTTGATAACGAGAGGACAAAGTGACACCCAAAAAATGTTCAGAGTGTACAAGATTTATTCCAGAAGCAAGAATTAAACAATATAAAAACAGAACAATATATACATGTTCAAAACCATGTTCAATTAAACGAGAATACAGCAGACCTAGTAGATATAAAAATAAAAAATGAAAAGGACAATGTTTATAAAGACCGTTTTCCTATATATTATATAACAAAATGAAACAAGAATTAAAAAAAATATACAAAAGAAACACAAACGGAAGTGTAAATCAATGGCAAATATTTGTTGTTGATAATAGTTATTACACGGAAGAAGGAATATTGGATGGTAAAATAACTACATCTAAATCTAAAATAATAGTTGGTAAAAACATAGGAAGAAGCAATGAGACAACTGATTATGAGCAAGCTATTAAAGAAGCTGAAGCTAAACAGACGAAAAAATTGGATTCTGGATATTCTGAAGACCTAAATAAAATAGATACAGCAAAAACATTTTTCGCTCCGATGTTAGCACATAAGTACGAAAAATATAAAGACAAAATTGAATTTCCATTATTAGTATCTCCGAAGATAGACGGAGCTAGAATGGTAATTCAAGAAGATGGTTTGTTCACTAGAAACGGAAAAGAATATGTTTCGTGCCCACACATTACTGAATTATTTAAACCACTTTTCGAAAAATATCCTAATTGGGTAATTGATGGAGAAGTATATGCTCACGATGTTTCATTTGAGAAAGTTATGAGTTTAGTTAGAAAAAGTAAACCAACTGAGGAAGATATACAAGAATCTGAAAAGATGATTAGTATTTATATTTTTGATGGTGTTGTTGACGACACTAATTTAGGATTTGAAAAAAGGTTTGAGTTGATTAGAAAAGAAATAAATAATATTATCGGAGAAACAGAAAAAATAAAATATGTTGAAAATAATATAATAACATCAGATGCCGAAGTAGAAAAATATCATAGTGAATTTGTTGCTGATGGTTATGAAGGACTAATGATAAGAATACCAAATTCTATTTATGAAAACAAAAGAAGTAAGATGTTGTTAAAATACAAACATTTTTTGGATGAGGAATTCAAAATTATAGATGTTGTTGAAGGATTGGGTAATCGTTCAGGAATGGCAGGAAATCTTGTGTTAGAGATGGAAGATGGAAAAACATTTTCTTCAGGAATAAAAGGCGGAGAAGATTATTATAAATATTTATTAGAAAATAAATCTAAGATTATTGGAAAATTTGCTACAATTAGGTATCAAAATTTATCCGATAAAGATAAGTTACCGAGGTTTCCGGTTTGTGTAGATATTGGGAGGATTGATTTATGACAAAATATAAATGGAAAGTAAATTATGTAAATGAAGGACAATTTGATATGTTAGACTATCCAGAAAAATATATTGGAGAGCATGAAATTATTATAAAATTATCTTCTTCTATTGAATTTTTTAGTAAAGAAGTAAATGATTTTCTTAAAAAAAATAAAATAAAAAATGTTTATGCACATAATACAATAAAAAATAGACAAGATTGGACTTATAATATGAAGAAAAGTGTTAATACTATTATGATAAGAGATTTAAAAAAAGATAGCGATGATAAAAAAGAAGTAGAAAAAATTATGAAGTTAATTCCAAAATTACATAAAGACCCTAAATATAGAGCAAAGAGAAAATTAATAGAAGAAATTAAAAATAGAAAAGGACAAGGAGTTATATAATGATAAATACATTAGAAGATATGCAAAAATTTGAAAGATACTCAAATATAAATATATTGAAAGATTGCTTTTTTGCAATCAGGGTTGATGGTCGGTCATTCCATACAGAAGTTAAAAAAATGAAAATGGAAAGACCTTTTGATAAAAAATTAAGGAATGCTATAAATAAGGCTATTAAATCTGTCATGAAAGATTTCGGATGTTTATTCGCATATACCGAAAGCGATGAAGTGACTTTTTTATTCTCTAAAAATTCAGAATTATTTGATAGAAGATTGGAAAAATTAATATCATTGGTTGCTTCAAAAATGAGTGTTGAATTTTCAAAAAGTAAAATAGCAAAAGGAACATGTCCAACATTTGATGCAAGAATTCTAGAACTACCATCTAACGATTTAGTAATTAAATGTTTTCAATGGAGACAAATGGATTCTCATAGAAATGCAATTTCTACTCAATGTTTTTGGAGATTAGTTAAAGAAGGAGAATCAGAAAGAAAGGCAACAAAAATAATGGAAGGAATGAAAGATGCAGATAAAAATGAATTACTATTTAAAAGATTTAATTGTAATTATAATAATACTCCAGAATGGACAAGAAAAGGTACTATGTTTTACATAAAAGAATATAATAAGAAAGGTTATAATCCAATTAAAAAACAGAAAGAGAATGCAATAAGAAAAAAGATAGTTTGTGAAAACATCACGGTTCATTTTAGAAAAGATAATCTTAAAGATTGGTTAAATAAAGGAGTGAAAATCATTTAAAATGACAGAAGAGATAAAAATACCATATAAACAGTACATCGTTGTGCCTCGTAAGCCGAAAATGACAAAAGGTAAAATCGGAAGTCAAGTGGCCCACGCAACATTCTTAGCACTTGAAAAACAAAAAGATAAAAAACTTATTAATGAATGGAAAGATAAAGGAATGTGTGTAATTGTACTTGAATGTGATAATGAACTTCAGTTAAATAATTTAGCTAAATATTTAGAACAATGGAAAGTTCCTCATCATATGTATGTTGACGAGGGGCTGTATGGTTGTAAACCTTTTACGGCTACAGCTTTGGCTACTGGTGTTTTGACTGAAGAATATTATTGGATGTTTGAAACAATGAAGTTGTTTAAATGAAAACATTTATAAACCCTAAATTATTAAATATAATATAAAAGAAAATGGTGAAAGTAGATATAAAATTAAAAGAGACAAGAATAAAAAACAAAGAGATACTGAAAAGTATTGATGTGCTTGATAAAACTTATTGTAAAAATTTAAAGACAATTGCAAAATTGCAAGCCGAAAATGTTTTAGCAAAATCAAAACAGAGAAGATTGAGAACTAATATTATAACAATGAGAAATATAAAAATAGATAGAAGATTAAGCACTAAAGAAAAACTTAAAATAATAAAAGACAGAGGAAATAAATGTAAAGAGTGTTCAGCCACAACAAGATTAACTATTCATCATAAAAAGAGTTTGTCGTTAGGTGGAACTAATCGTGATAATAATTTAGAAGTACTGTGTATAGATTGTCACAGAAAACATCACCCAATAAATGAAACTGCAATATTAAATGGAGAGATACCGAAAGTAAAATGACATTAATTAAATGTAAAAACTGTAATAGAGAACATCCGGAGTCAACTTCTAACTGTTGTTGGATAAGTTGTGAATGCGGAAAAACAATTTGCGGTCAGTGCGATTATGCTGGAGAAAATTGGACCGACGTTTCCAGCGGTGATGATGAAGACCAGTATTGGTGCTGTAAAGGATGTCCAGATTGTGGATTAAGTGGTTGTGCGATGTGTATTTAAAATGATAGTAAATGGAGAAGTATAAAAGATGAGTAAATATAAATTAAATAAAAAATGTATTATATGCAATAAGAATATTTTAGATAAAAATAAAACTGGGTTTTGTAATAAACATAGAGATAGAACAGGAAAGAATAATCCATTTTATGGTAAAAAGCATACAATAGAATATAAAGAAAAAGCAAGAATTAGAAGTTCTATATCGACTAAAAAACTTTGGCAAGACCCAGAATATAGAAATAAAGTTATTAAAGGAACTTCTAAACCTAGACGAGAAAAATTTAAACAGGAGCAAAGTGAAAGAATAACACAGTGGTATATAGATAATCCAGAACAAAGAGAAATTAGAAGAGAAAAAATGAAAGAATCTTGGAAGAATGGAAAGATTACTCCAAATAAACGTGTTATTTCAAATAAAAGTAAAAAAGAAAAAAAATTATTTTTGAAAATAAAAAGATTATTTATCAACGCTGATGATAAATGTACTATACACTCCGAAACTAATTGGTTTCTTCCGGATATTTATATTGAAGATATAAACCTAATTATAGAATTTAAAGGAAATTATTGGCACGCTAATCCTAAATATTATAATGAAGACGATATTGTTCATCACAATATTATAGCTAAAGATATTTGGGAAAAAGATAATTTAAGAGAAAAAGAATTAGAAAAATTAGGTTATGAAGTATTTGTAGTTTGGGAAGATGATTATGATAATGATATAAATTATATTATTAAGAATATAGATAGTTATAATTGGGAGAGTTGTTCAATATGACAATACAAAAAATATATTATAATAAAAAATTACAAAAAGTTCCAATTAAAAGTTGGGTAACAGATATAGAATCAAGTACAATAGAACAAGCAAAAAATTTATCTCAACTTTCATTTATTTTTAAACATATTGCATTAATGCCTGATGCTCATTGTGGTTATGGACCACCAATCGGGTCTGTTTTTGCAACAAAAGATGTTGTAATTCCATATGCGGTGGGAAGCGATATCGGGTGTGGAATGATTGCAGTAAGGACTTCGATTAAGACAATGGAGTTTAAAACAGAAGAATTAAAAAGCATCATAGGAGAAGTAAGAAAAGAAATTCCAACTGGGTTTAAAAAACACAGTACGTGTCAAGGTGAAATGCCACAACCGTGTATACTATTAACTTCAAATAAATCTATAGTAATGCAAGAATGGAAAAATGCTCAAATTTCGTTAGGCACGTTGGGTTCGGGCAATCATTTTTTGGAATTTCAAAAAGGAGATGATGGTTTTGTTTGGATAATGATTCATTCGGGAAGTCGAAATCTAGGTCAAAAAGTTTGTAAACATTATCATGAGTTAGCTAAAGAATTAAATAAAAAGTGGTGCATTACTATTCCAGATGATTGGAGGTTAAATTATTTTCCAATAGATTCAGATGAGGGAAAAATGTATTTAGCAGAAATGAATTACTGTTTGGAATTTGCTCAAGCTAATAGAGATGCTATGATGAACAAATGCAAAGAAGTATTCATTAAAATAATAGGAGAAGGAA